CTGGGACGGCGAAGCCGCACCCGGCGCGCACGACGACTGCATTCTCGCCGGGGCCATTGGTCTCTGGGTCGCGCACACGCTGCACCAGGAATCCCGGGAGCCGCTCTCAGAAACCCGGCACCGGCTCGCGGAGGAGAAATCCCGCGCCTTGACCAAGGCGGATCGGCTCGGCCGGGGGGTGAATCACCAGACAATGGACTGCACGACTGAGGAGATTTCCGGCACCGCCGACGGCGACGTGGTTGACATGATTACGAATGAGCCGCATTATCTCTAGGACTCGGAGGCAGCCCGTGGCGATTGTGAAACTGACCCTTCCCGACGATCTGGTCGAAATTCTCCAAGACGAAGCGGCGGCGTGCCAATCCACCCTCGACGATTCGGTCTCCCACCGGCTCCACGCGGCGATTGACCTGGACCCGCGCTCGCGGGGGTTCGTGGTCACCGGGGTGGATCTCTCCAAACTGGAGACTGCTCTGTCCGGCGGCTCTCTCACGGACTCCGCCGACCTCCTGACCAAGGTCCGGCGGCTGGCCTCGATTCGCTTCGGGGAGCACCGGCTGGAGCTGACCGCCGGGCAAATGGAGGAGATCGCCCGCCGTGCGCGGCACGAGAAGAAAACCGTGGAGCAGGCGCTGGGGGAGATTTTCAAGCGGATGACGCAGGAATTTTTCAGGTACGTCTGATGACGGCGGTTGAGGAACTGGACAAGATCGCGGATCAACTCCGCTACCATGGCCGACTGGATTTCGTCTGCCCGGCCTGCGGCGCTGAGCAAAAAGACGTCCGCGCGCCGTGGTTGCCTGTGCCTGAGGAGACCCGGACTTACAAAGGCGAGGAGACGCGCCTTCCGGTGATCTGTGACTGCGGCGCGGAGATGGACGTGATCCCAGCGAAGCAGTACCGCTCGCTTCTCTCCGAGAACATCCAGTTCGACCTCGGTGACGGTCCTCGCCGTTACTCCTCCCTTTCAGAAATCCGCGCGGTCGAAGCTGAGTCCCACCGCAAGGCCAAGGACGGCATCGGCGCCGCGGTGAGCGTGCGCGCGTTCAACCAGGATTCTTCGAACAAGGACGTGAACTCGCTCAAGGGGAGTGAATTTGAGCGGGAGCGGCAAATCCCGGTTGAGAAGTTCACCGGGAAGCAGAAAAAGTTGAAAATCCACGGCGGGGCGACCCGCAAGCCTGCCTGATGGCCGCCTCCGACAATCCGCTTCTCACCGGCTCCAACGCCTTTCCGGGATCTGGACCAGTCCTCAATTGGCTCCGCGAGGCCGTCCTCGAAGGCGAAGGGCTGATGAAAAACGACCCGTTGTACGACTCCATGGACTCCAACATGGACTACGTCCTCGGGAAGCAGAAAATCCTCGCCTCAACCGCCTTCAACCCGGCCTATCTCTCCAAAGTCGTCATCAACGAAACCCACCGCTCGATCCGCCGGCATGTCTCGGCGCTCACCGACATCAAGCCGGTGTTCGCGTACCGCACCGGGAACCCGAACTTTCAGCAGCACGGTCTGCTTCTCAACACGCTCGTCACGGTCTGGTGGATCAACACCTTCGCCGATCTGGCCCTCGCCGACGCCGCGAAGTACGCCGCCACCGCCGGAGCCGGCGACCTCGTCCTCGAATACGATCCCTACTTCGGGCCGATGGGCGACATGCGGCTCATGGCACGGGATCCTCGCGACACGGTCCCGATCCGCCCTTCGCGTGATGGGTCGATCCAGAACTGGTTCGGCTGCATTCTCCGGGAAGCGCACTCGCCGAATGTCCTCAAGGCAATGTACCCGCAGCACGCAGACAAACTCCGCTCGGACACTCCGTGGGGCGCGGGCGTGTTCACCAAATTCAAGGCGACCTTCGCTCGGATTATGGGGTCTGGCGAAACCTCCACCCTCTCCGGGCTGAACAAAACCCACTCCGGGCGTCTCATCGGCGACGAGATCGTGTTGTACCGCTGCTACCTGCACGACGCGCAGGTCAACACGACCAGCCACCCGGTCCTCATGGGGCAGCCCGGTACCTCCTGGTCGTACCTGGTGAAACCGGGCGACCGTCTCTACCCGCGCAAGCGCCTCATTGTCTGCACGGAGCGCGTCATCCTCTACGACGGCCCGAACACCTACTGGCACGGACTCTTCCCGGTCACGCGCCTCATGCTGGACCGCTGGCCGTGGTCCTTCTTCGGGCTCCCGATTGTCAATGCGATGATGCCGCTGCAAGACGCGATCAACGAACTCGCGTCAACGATGATCCAGAAGGTCAAAATCGCCGCGGCTCCCGCGATGGTCGGGAACTCGCGCGTGCCGCGGACCATGCTCGCGCAGACGGACCTGCGGAAGCCGAACACCAAGATTCACACGAATGAACAAGTCGGCACCGGGATTCAGATCCCGGTACTCCCGGATCTCCCCGCGAACACGTTTGAACTCTTCCAATCGCTCCGGTCGATCTTCCACGAGATCGCGGGGGATTCCACGCTCGATGCCTTGCAGCAGGCGGCGCTCCACCAGATCCCGGACCCCGAATCCATCGAAGCCTTCATGGCGGCGCTCTCGCCGGAGTTGAAGCTCGAAGGCCGCCAGATCGAAGTCACCTTGCGTGAACTCGCCGACATGATGAAGGCGAATTTCTTCCAGTTCTACGACCAAGAGCGCCGGATGATGGTCCTCGGCGACGCCGGGCTGACCCTCGAAGACTTCGACTACGATCCGGGGAATCTCATCCCGGCGATGCAGGAGACGGATCCCCAAACCGGCCAGCCGACCAAAGGCTACCTCCCGCAGCTCAACGCCAATATTGACCAGCGCGATCGGGCGCAGTTTTTCCTGAAGCTCTTCACCTTCTACGTCACGCCGAATTCTTTGCTCGCGCTCAACGCCAAGTCCGAACAGATGAAATACATCCAGCTCGCCCGTGCGGGCTGGTGCGATTTCTGGACGCTCATGGAGAAGCTCGAAGTGCCGAATGTCGGCAAGCCGCCGATCATGATGCTGCCGATGGAGAAACAACCGGACGAGCAGACCTTGTTGGCAATCTCACAAGGCATGGTCCCCGGCGCGAACATCGACCCGAACACCGGGCAGGCGCTGACCTTGCGCGAGCCGACCACCATCACCGAGCGGCTGCAAGCCCAAGCCATGCTCGGCCTTGGGATGGAGGTCAATCCCGCCGGGCGCAAAGCCTCCGGGCAGACCTCGCCGCATGTGGAGACCCAGCCGATGCCCGGTGGCGGTCAACGTATCAAGATGGCCGAGTCCCGGCACGACCACAAGAAGGGGCCGGAGAAGTAGGCGTGGAACTTCTCCTCCAGCGCCAAGAGTCCGCCGATGGCTGCACGTTAGGTACTCTCCTGGTCGACGGGCGCTTCCAGTGCTTCACGCTCGAAGACCAGACTCGGCCCTCCGGCGAGAAGATCCCGCACCAGACCGCGATTCCGTTCGGTCGCTACCAGATCACCATCACGCAATCGGTCCGGTTCGGCCGACCGCTCCCGCTGGTCAACGATGTACCCGGGTTTACTGGTGTCCGTCTCCATTCCGGGAACACCGCCGAAGACACCGACGGGTGCATCCTGCTCGGGCAGTCACGGGTAAGCACTACCAAGATCGGGAACTCGCGGGTGGCGGTGGAACTCCTTCAACCGCTAATGCAGTCCGCAATCGACCGCGGCGAGGACATCTGGCTGACCATAGAACCGGTCAAGGACACCGCCCTGCGTGCCTAGCCTCTCTCCTTCGCCAGTCCTCCGCGCGCTCGAACAATCCGCCATGCGCGAGCCGCTCAACCTGCGCCGGATCCTCTCGCTGCTCAAACAGGCCCGGTTCGACGGGTCGATCACGCTCCATTTTCGCGGCGGACGCCCGCACACGGCGGAGCTTGGGCGGCCGATTCAGATCGAACTGCAGCCGGAGGCGGACGGGGATTCTCTTCCACGCTTGACAAGCGCGCAATCTTCGATGCACACTCCTACGTAATTTCGTCGCGGCCCTCGTGACCGCCCTCCGGAGTATCTCCGGAGCGCACGGCATCGGCCCGTTGAGGAGCAATCCTTGGCGGGCCTTTTTCTTTTGTGGGAGTACAGATGGCCGAGCAGACCCGGCTGAAGGACGTGAACGCCGCCCTCGCCAAGATCGATGCGGCGATCACGGGATTGCAGGAGGAGAAAGCTCCGCTTCTCGCCGAGCGCAATCGTCTGACTGACACCAGCGCCGACTTCGAAGTCACCCTCGACGATGGCAACGGCCAGCTGACCGTCGTCGTGCAGCACGGCGAGACCAAGGACGATGCCGCGCGCAAGGCGATGGCGCGCCATCCCGGGCTCACGGCGCAGCATTCGAAGACCAAGGTGGCCGAAGCGGCGGCTCCTGTCGTTGCGGAGGCGGCTCCTGTCGTTGCGGAGGCGGCTCCTGTCGTTGTGGTGCCCCCGGAGGTCGCCCCCTCGGACCCTCTCGTGCCGTCGACACTCGGGCCGGTCGAGTAGCCGATGGCTTCAGGATCTTCGGCCGCGCTCGTGGGCGTCGATGAGGCAGTAACTCGATGCCGCTGACCTCCTCCGGCGAGAAAGTCCTATCGTCGATGACGAAGGAGTACGGCAGCAAAAAAGGAAAGTCCGTCTTTTACGCCTCGATCAACAAGGGCAAGCCGGGCTCGAAGAAGTGGCACGGCAAGTCCGCCTCCGCGAAACGCTGAAGGAGATTCTCAATGGCAATGATTCGCAAGCCGTCAGCCAAGTCCAAGAAGATCGGCGGGATTCGCACGCCGTACACGCAGTCGGTCACCGGCAAGAAGTAGATGGCCGATCCCACACCGCGCGCCGTGCAGCCCAAGGTGGAACCGACGCCCCGATCCATGACGCCGCTCGCGCCACCGACCCCGCGTGCGCACACGCCGACGGTGCGAGAACTCGATGCGCGGCAGTACACGGCTGACGATGTCAGGAACGTGAACGGGATTCACACGGCGTCGGGAACGAAGGGGATCAAGTAGATGGCCGATCCAATGAGGGCACTTTCGAAAGCCACGGGTATTGGACCTGCCCCGCGCCGTGTGCGTAATTTTGATCGGCTTGGGGAAGCACTCGGGTTGTCCGCCAAACTGGAAGCCCCCGGTGGTCCGGAGACTCCGCAGCCCCTCAAGCATCTTACACGTCCGACTGGATCGGATACTGACGCGTACGTACCGCGCAAGGTCAACGGCATTCACACCCCCTCCGGCTCGAAAAGGATCCCCTGATGCCCGGCCTCAACCCCGGCGCGCTCAACGGGCCTCCGCCGTCTCCCGTGACCGATCCGGCCGCCGCGCAGGAATCCAACCCGATGCAGACCCTCGTCGGTCCGCAAGCCGGAGCGCCGCAGCAACCAGACCTCTCCGGCCTCCTGATGCTCGGGCAGAAACTTTCCGAAGGTCTCCTCACGCTCGCGCAGGCCGTCCCGGAAATCGCGGATGACATCGCCCAGTGCGACGGGATCCTCAAAAACGCGCTCGCGCGGGTATTGGAGACGCAGGCCGGGGCCGGCGCATCCATGATGCCCGGCGGTGAACCCTCATCTCCGCCTCCTGGGTCCGTCACCCAGGCGGGCGTCCAGTTCAGCGGCGGAGGATTTGGACAGGGTAGGTTGGCCTAATGGCAACCGAACTTGAACGCGCATGGACGGCAGGGTTCTTTGACGGTGAAGGTAGCGTGGGTATTCAACGGAAGCCTGCGCGGAATCGTTATCGAGGAGATCCGGCGTTGTACCGTGGAGTAGTGAGGCCGTACGCAGGACGTCCGACGTACCGAATGTGTGCCTCCGTCTCGCAACGAAACAAGGAGCCGTTGTTACTACTGGCTGCGTGGTTCGGAGGGACAGTCATCGTGCGAAAGGATGCGACGCACCCCAACACAACGTATTGGGGATGGTCCTTGACTGGTGCCAGGGCGTTGTATTTCTTGGAGGCTATTTTTCCGTTCTTGGTCAACAAACGGCACGTCGCGTCATTGGGCATTGAGTTCGGGCGTTGGTATCTACAGACAATTCCGCGCCAAGGATACGGAATGTCCGAAGACAGGCGTATTCGCGCGGAACAGTACTGGGAGGAATGCCGCCGAATCAATCGGCTCTACCGTGATGTACCGGAACCGAAGCAGGTTGTTCTCTCGGTGCCTGCGGAGGTCGCGTCGTGATCCGAGAAACCCTCAAGCTGACTCATCTGCACCAGGCGCAATCCCGCGCTGACGGCGCAGCTCTGAAGGCCGTGAGGCAGGAGTATTCGTAATGGCAGGCAAAGCGATCGACGCCGGACGCGACTTCGTCGGAGAACTCCTCAAGCGGTCCAAGCTCTCCGCCGAGCAGCAGGCCGCGATCCTCGAAGACGACACCGTCCTCGAATTCGCGGGCGAATCGACCTTGATGCGGGCGGAATCCACGCGCCTCGCGGATGCGGTGCGCGCGGAACAGGCGCGCCTGAAGGACATCGCCGACAAACAGACCACGTGGTGGAAGTCGAACGAACGCACCGCGCTCGAAGCGACCATCGAGGAACTCAAAACCAAAGGGGGCACGCACAACCCCGGCGGCATCGACGAGAAAGCCCTCGACACCCGGCTCTCGGAACTGACCAACGGCATGGAAGCGATGGGCGTCGCCCTCGGCGCGACCATGACCAACATTGGCCTCTCGCACCTCAAGGAGTTCGGCGAGACCATCGACATGGACAAGCTCGCCAAGGACGCCATCGCGGGCAAGAAGACCCTCGTCCAGCACTACGCCGAGATCGTCGCCCCGGAGCGGAAAAAGCGGGCCGACGCGGCAGTGACCAAGCAGGTCGAGGACGCGAAAGCCGCCGGCATTCTCGAAGGCCGAATGCAGGCGCTCAACCAGAAAGGGCCGTACCCGGTCGGGCCGGGCGGACCGTCCACCTTGGACGGGCTGCGCAAGTCCGACAAGCAAGTCGCAGACGATCACACCCTCGCGGCGGCCGTGGCCACCGTCGAGGCTGAACTCGCCAAGGTCTAGCGGATTCCGCTCTGCGCACGGCGCAGGCTGATCCGGCTGGGCAGAATTAGGAGACGGATTCGATGGCAGCGCCCAATCTGGATCCCGTCAACACCGCGGCAACGAAGAACATCATGCCGGGGTTGGCGGACAACTTCTTCAAGAACGATCCACTGCTGGAGTTCCTGAAGCGCCGGGTCCACAAGTACCCCGGCGGCCCGCTCGTGCAGGAGAACTTCCTCTTCAAGCCGATGAAGGGCTCAGCCTACGCCAAGGGCGTCGGCGGGTTCGACATCTCCAAGCGGCAGACCTTCGCCGGTCTGCAGTTCACGCCGCGCTACTACCAGGTGTCAGTGCCCGAACTCCTCGAAGAGATCGAGATCGAGGTCAACGGGTCCACCGCCGTCCTCTCGATGGTCAAGACGGACCTCGGGAACGCCGCGCTCACCATGTCGGCGATTCTCGCCATCGACCTCTACAAGAACGGGCAGAATGTCGGCGGGACCGACCGTTCGATCATGCTGAACGGGCTGGATGAAGCCCTCAACGACGGCACCAACGCAGGCTGGGAAGGCTCGGCCTTCTCGTCCTACGGATCGCAGGTCCGCGCGGATGTCGGGGCGGCGATCAAGACCCCGGTCGGCCTCATCAACTCGAACCTCGCGGGTGCGATCACCTTCCGGGCACTCGAACACACGTACCAGTCACTCGTGCTCGGTGCCGAGCATCCGGTCATCGGCGTCACGACCAACCGGACGATGGGCTACATCTCGGAGAACTTCCAGCCCCATCAGGTTGTCGACGCGATCGAGCCGACCATCGGCTACGTCGGGGTCAAGTTCAAGCAGGCGACAATCATCGAGTCGCAGTACTGCCCCGGCGCCGACGGCGTGAACGACGCCGATCTGGGCAACTACAACAACGCCACCGAGACCTTCTGGTGGCTCAACCCCGGCCCCGAGGGCGAGGACGCGTACCTCAAACTGCGGATTTCGACCTCGACCAAGTTCCAGTTCGGCTTCACCGGCTTCAAGGTGGCGCAGGACTCGACCACGGTCGCGGGCCAGATCCTCTTCGGCGGCAACGTGACCTGCCGTTCGTCCCGGCTGCAACGGCAGCTCTTCGGCATCAACGGCTAAGTAGGGAAAGGAGAAAAGCAGACCATGTCTCAGAACACCGTCGCCGTTCCCTACTTCCTGTCAGGGAACCCGGAGACCGAAGAGTCCACCACGCTCTACGCCCCTGGCCAGCTCGGCATGATCGCCGAGTTTGATCAGGGTACCTCGGCCGCGCGCAATATCTGCCGCTACCAGCTCGTGAAGCAGGGCGCGGGCATCCAAGGCGTCGTCGGGACCGTCCTCTACTGGCTCGACAAGGCGGCCAAGACCGTCACGACCGTCAACAGCGGCGCGCTCGCGGGCGTCTGCGAGATCGCAGCGGCCGGCGCGGCCTCCTACATCTGGGTCTGCAAGAAGGGCCGGCGCTCGGTTCTTTACGTCGCCGCTCCCGCCTCCACCCCCGATACGACTGGCAAGCCGGTGGTCGGATCGGACACCGACGGCAAGGCCGAATGCCTCGCCGTCTCGGAAACCCAAGGCGCGTTCCCGCTCATCGGAACCTCCGCCGGTGTCGTTGCCAGCGATGTCGGGCTGGTCGACATCAACATCCCGGATCAGTACTAGAAAGGAGCAGAGACCGTGCGAAAATTTCTCCCGACGTTCAAGTGGATCCGAATCGCCACCGAGATTCTGATCCTTTCTCTCGTGGTCCTCGTCGCCATTCCGCAGGCACAGACGGCGCTTTCCCGGTCGATCGCATGGGTATCAACCGGCAAGCTCGTCTTCTCGTCCACCGCGCCGACGATCTCGTCAGGGTTCGGATCGACACCGTCTATCGCGTCGAACAATGGCGCGACGACCTTCCGGGTGAACGTGGGTACTGGAGGGTCGGCATCGACCGGCATCATTGCCCTGCCGACGGCCTCGAATGGGTGGAACTGTCAGGTGTACGACTACACGACGCAGAACAACGTCACCAAGCAGACGACGGTGACGGCGTCCACGATTACCGTGACCAACTACTCTCCGTCGACGACGACCGTGGCGACGGCGTGGCCAGCGTCGGACATTCTCGTCTTCACCTGCGCGGCGTACTAATCGTGCATCGCCGACTGCTCATCTGGGCGTGGCTCGTCTGCTTGCCAATCCTCACGGCAGGCCGCGTCCAGGTGTGGCAGTCGGATTTTTCTCTCTGGAAAGACGCGGTGGCGAAAGCCCCGTACAAACCGCGGCCGTGGATCAACTACGGGAAGGAACTGGCCGAGCGCCAGCAAACCGCTGCGGCCTTTCACGCATTCACCCGCGCAGAGCAACTGATCGACGCCCGGCCGAATCAGCGTTCGGCGCTGCTGCATACCCTCGCGCGGCGCAACCTCGGGATCCTTCTTCAAGCCCAGATTGATCAGGGCGGGTGTACTCCAGACCAGCAACGCGGAGGGTGGCAGTGCCGCGGGCTGCCATAACGCTCTGCGGGCTGCTGCTGCTCACAGGGTTGGTCTACGTGCGATCCTTGGGAGCGACCTTTGTCTATGAAGATTGGCTGGTAAGTTTCGGGAACAGCACCCCCCGATCTCTCCTGCTCGGCATCGTACGTCTCGATGCCAAATCGCTCGCTTATGTGGGATACGCCTTCTGTACATGGCTCGGATCCGGCGCGGCGTGGCCGTTTCATGCGCTGAATCTTACTGGCCACCTTCTCAACGGCACGCTGCTCTACTGGCTATTCCAGCGCATGCAAATTGGCAGGGCTGTTGCGCTGACAGGAGTGTACATTTTCCTGTTGCATCCTCTCTCCTCAGAGTCGGTACTCTACGCAGAGAATGCGACAGAGATTCTTTCTACCATGGGTGTACTTTTGGCCTGCGTCGCGGCCTTGTCGTCCTCACGCTGGCGATGGCTGGGTATTGGACTGGGATGTCTCGCCGCATATGCAGGAAAGCAGTCAGGGATCACCGCACTCCCGCTCGTCGTCCTTGTCGCTATGTACAAGTACCGTACCCGCCTCTCCCTTATGTGGGCGCTTGCAGGTCTCGGTGCCGTGGGAGTACTTGTCCGTGTCGCATGGCATACAGGGCAGGCCATCACACCGAATGTCGAAACGGCCTTCTCCGGGGGTCAATTTCTTTCGTGGCAGGCGACTGCCGTCTGGCGCTATCTCCTCATGGTTCCGACGCTTGTCGGGCAATCCGTCGATCATGACTTCGAGGTAGTCGCCGCTCCGGTGCAGTACCTCGCGCTCGCGGGAATCGTCACCTTAGCCGTTGGCCTGACGTACCTCTGGCTGCGCCGTCACGCCCTTTGGGCTGATCGCCGGTACGATCTCCTCATCTTCGGGCTCCTCTGGGCGGGGGTTGATCTGACACCGCGCTTCCTCATGCGCATCACCGAAGCCATCAACGAGCACCAGATGTACCGGCCGATGATCGGATTCTCGCTCGTCGCCGCTCAGGGGCTCCTGCTGCTCTGCCCCTCGCTCATGGACCCCTTCATCCCGAAGGCGGTCTCGATTTCGCCTGTTTCTGAAGGAGTCTGACCATGGCTGTTGGTGCTGTCACACGAAACGTTGCTCCCAATCCGCGCGGCATGGACGTCTACGGACATTCCGCGCTCTCCCCGTTCCAGTACTACGGCCCGACTTCCTACGCGGCCGGGGGTGAAGCGCAGGCCGCACAGGTCTTCAAGCTCGGCGTCATCGAGTGGGTGCCGCCGTTCCTCGGCGTGCCCACCGACGGCCTGCACGCGGTCGTCTATCACTACAACCTGACGACCAACAAGATGCAGGCGTTCTTCGACTCCGGCTCGAACGCGGCGCTGAAGGAAGTCACCGACGGCACCGACCTCTCGACCTACATCGGCAACGGGGTCGCGTTCGGCAAGGGCTAGGGCACCCGGGCGCGCAGCCTCGGTGACGCATGAGCGATACGTTTCGTGCCGCGTGGCAGGTGGCCGGGTTGCACTGCCCTCTCGCAGACCCGGTTCTCCTGCGTACCTGGGCGCAGTGGGCCTACAACCGTGCGTGCCAGCGCCGGAACTGGTCGCACCTGCGGACCGAGTCACTGATCAACGTCAACGATCAGAAAACGGGTACCGTCGGGGTCACGGTCGATAGTGCGACCGTCGCCGGAAACGGCATGGTCTTCGCGGCGACAGATGTCGGGCGGCAGTTCCGGCTGGCGTCGGCGCTGCCGATCTACTCAATCCTGACCGTCAGCCTTGCCGGGGCGACCTCCTGCACGATTGACCAGGTGTTCACCGGGACGACCGACCCGGCGGCGTCTGCGGTGATCCTCGACGCCTACGTGACCATGCCGGAGAACTTTCAGCAGTTCCTCGCCGTGGTCGATCCGGTGAACAAGTGGCGGCTGCGCTGGGGCATCACCGAAGACGAGATCAACCGGTGGGATCCGGGGCGGCAGAGCTCGATCTCTCCTCGGTGCCTAGTGTCGCAACGCTACAACGTGGCGGACACATCGAACGTCACCACCGCCCCACGGGCCCGGTACGAGATGTGGCCGTACGGGACGACCAAGCGCAGCTACCCGCTGCTCTACAAGCGCAAGCCGGAAATTCTCGATGAGGAATCGATCTTCGTCGGGCCGTTCGCGCGACGCGGGTTCGACATCTTCCTTGAAGGGATGCTGTGTCGGGCGGCGCTCTGGCCGGGGTTGAACGGGACAGACAAGAAGAATCCGTACTTCAATCTCAATCTCTCAGCCAACCACGAGGCGCGGTTCTACGATATGCTGGACGAACTGGCGACCGACGACGAGGATCTCTACCCGACGTGGAAGGTCTTGGTCGATTACCCGCTCGCACAAGTCCCGTGGGACTCGAACTGGATGCAGAGTCACGATGTTTCTCTGGGCGACGTGTACCTCTAAACGAGATCAAAGGAGATCAGAATCATGGCAACCGTGAACGGCATCGACACTCCGTACAAAGACTGCGTCGTGACTCCGCCCGGCCCGCGCGACACGCCGGACGGGACCATCGTCGACGGGGACGACATCCGGGACGGGCAGAAGGGCACCGCGGGCATCATGGCCGAGGTCGGCGGGATGTCCGTGCGTGACGACGACACGGCGGTTGGGACTGGGCTGACCGGCATCAAAGGTTCGGAGCCGCGCTCGTAGCGCGAGGAGGTCAGCATGGCTCACGGCTACAGCGTCAGGCAGTACACCCTGACGCTTACGGGCGTCGCGCAATCGCTCGCAGCGGCATTTGCAACGCCGGCCGCAGGTGGCGCGGACGACATTCCGGTGCAGCAGATTCTTCTGCAGCCGGACAGCGCGAACTCGAACATCATCAAGGTCGGCGACGCGGATGTCGCCTCGGGGGTGTACGCCTTCGAGCTGGCGAAACCGGTCGGTAGCATTCCGGCGGTGCCATTTTCCATCGGTCCGCTGGCGGCGTCCCGGATCAAGCCTTCGACGGTCTACGTCTTGGGGACCAACAACGAGAAGCTGCATTTTTTGCTGATCGGATTCTGAGGAGGCGACGGTGCTGTCGCGGCTTCCGCTTTCTCTGCTTGCCTTGACCTTCGACCCCAAGATCGACCTTGGGCAGATTGTCATGATCGGGACGACCATCGTCGGGGTGATTGTGGCCTTCGCGATCATGCGCGAGCAGGTCAGGCAACTTCGCTCTGTCGTCAGTGAGTTAAAGACGGACATGCGAACATCCTTTGCGGCAGTCACCACGCGGTACGACGAACAACAAAAGGTCATTACGACCATCGTCGGGCATGTGCAGAACACCGTGGGGATTCTGGACGAGATGCGCAGTCATCGCAGGGCAGATCGTGGCGGGGACTGATGGCCGCGTGTCTGCCGCTGTTCACTGGCGGATTGGTCACGCTCTCTGGATCGTACCCTGGCGGCGTTGGAAACCCATTCATCGGCCCGAATCGCGGGGTCTACCACAATAACGGCTATGACGGTCTCGGTGGATGCACTGGTCCAACAACCACCGCTGACGCCAGTACCGCAATTTACATCGGTACCACGGCCGCGTGGAATTCCTCGACCAAGACCGGGCTGATCGGCGCCGTCGGCCTCGGCGATGGCGCGATCGTCTCGATTACGATCTCCAATACGATCATCCGGGATCTCGGACCGGGCACGCACGCAGTCTTGGTCTACCTCGCCCACGGGATCTTCGACACTAACAACGTGAACACGCCGGGGCCGGGCAGCGGCACCCTGACGATTGTCTGCAACACCCAACTCGCGATTCTCCTGCCGACGAGTTTGGCTAACGGAGCCGTCGGCGTGACCTATCCGGCCGCGCAGCAACTTATCGGGTCGGGGGGAACCGCCCCCTACACCTTCACTCTCTATTCAGGGAGCCTCCCGCCGGGGCTCTCGCTCTCTTCGGGGGGCCTCATCAGCGGTACACCGACGACTACCGGAGTCTACGCATTTTCGGCGTACTGTACCGACGTAGCCGGGGCCGCGTGCCCGGGCGTCTCGAAGGTCTACACGATCACCATCCCCTCGACGACGGCGGGAAATTCGTCTACGCTGTCTCCGGGCACGGACACCGGCGGCGGGGCGGGGTGTTCCTCAACAGTCGCGCCGGGGACCGAGGGCGGCGATGCCTGCAGCGCCACGGTCGCCCCAGGATCGGATAGTGGAGGAGGGTAGATGGCCGCACGTACTCGGCTGACAGTATTGGTAATCGCAGGACTCTTGGCGCTGAACGCCGCGCCGCGTCTCGTTGCGCAGGATACCCTCTCCAACCAAGTCCTGCGATTGCTCACGCGGAATTCCCCGTGGACCGGGACGCAGACCTTCTCGGATCTTCGCGTGGCGAACGCGGCGATCCCCTCCATCACAACCTACCGAATCTACGCGGATACCGCCGGGAATCTGTACTTCAACGGCGGCCTGATTGCGGGGTCGGGCGGCGGCGTCACGCCGCACAATATCCTCTCGACGACGCACGCGGATACGACGGCGGATACCGTCGTTCGTGGGGATGTCATCACCGGGCAGGGCGCCTCGCCGACGTGGAAGCGCCTCGCACGCGGTACCACGAAGTACGTCTTGACGAACGACGGCACAGATGTCACCTGGGGAACTGACGCCTCCGCGCTGACGAGCATCCCGGCGGCGAATATCACAGGTACGCTCGGGGCCATCTCCGGAGTGAATCTCACTGCGCTCAACGCGACGCAACTGACTTCGGGGACGGTGCCGCTCGCGCGGCTCGTCGGTATCACGAACACGGAGATTGCGGCCGGTGCGGCGATCGTCCGATCCAAGCTGAGCCTCGCGGCCGGGATCACGCTGACCACCGACGTCGCCGGAGTTCTGCCCTTCGCTAACGGTGGGACCAATCTCTCCACTGCGGCGGACGACACCGTCATGGTCAGCTCCGGGTCCGCGTGGGTCGCCAAGGCGGTCCCCAACTGCACGACGACGACCTCGGCGCTGGGGTATACCACCGCAACGAATACCTTTTCCTGCATCGCTGTAGCCGTCGGCACCGGCACTGTCACGTCCGCCGGGCTCGCCATGCCCGCGATCTTCTCGGTGGCAAGCTCGCCGATTACCACTTCAGGTACGATCACCGTTTCGCTCGCGACTGAAGCGGCGAACTTGGTCTGGGCCGGACCCACCTCCGGGTCTGCCGCCGCGCCGACCTTCCGCGCGCTGGTCTCGGCGGACATCCCGTTGACCTTGGCCTCCGGAACGATCACCTCCTCGACGCCGTGGAATTGGACGCAGACGTGGAACGCCGCCGGAGTGACCTTCCGCGGAGTGGAGTACGTATTTACCGAAACCGCCTCAGCCGCCGCCTCCACCTACGCGCGCTGGCTCGGCGGCGCCGCAGGCACCACGGTGGAGTTCGCGATCAACAAGGGAGGGACGGTCCTTGCCAATGGCAATTACACGGGCACCGCAGGTACCTCCACTCTCGGTACAACGGCACTCCCATTTCTCTCGGCGATCCTCGGTACCGCCGCAACGAACAACCTAACGATTCAGCCGGCGGCATTCTCTCAAGGCACCGTGGCGACGGCAGATGATCCCAAGCTCACGACGGTCAAGCTCGCGCTCATCAAGCGCGGCACCTTGGCCTTTGCGACGACCGCCGTGACCAACGGCACCTGCTCAACGCCGGTCACGGCGACAATCACCGGGCTGCTCACCACGGCGGCGGTCTTTGGTTCGCCGAATACGGCGCTCCAGACAAACTGGAAAACCGGCGTACGGCCGGTCTTCTACGCCACTGCAGACACCGTCAACCTGACCATTTGCAATCCGACCGCCGGATCGATCACGCCGGAGAACCAGACCTTTAACTACGTTGTCGTGGTGCCCTGAGCAGTGGTAGATTGACAGCCATGCTGACGAATCTCCGCGCGAATCTCTCCTCGATCCTCTGGGGCGCAGGAGCCGCGACGCTTGTGTTCCTGCTCCTGCTCGGCGGTCTGCATCTCTGGCAGGACCACATCGATCACCACGCGGTGTTTCAGTTCCTCCAGTACAACATCGCCAAGGGGCATCTGGAACAGCTTCCCGGGCCGGTCGCTGCGCCGCCTGCGCCGCCTGCGCCTCCAGCCGCCGCCAAGCCACCGCTCCCGGCCGAGACGCCGCCCAAGGACTAACATGGCCGGGTACGTCACTTACACCCTGACGCAAATCGAGACGATGCTCGCGGAGCGGTACGACGGAAGAATTTTCTGGTCGGCCGACCAAGCCCGTCGCGCGATCAACGAAGCGATGCGGGTGTGGAATGTGCTTGTGGGGCAGTGGCGAACGCTCTACAGTTTCACAAGCCTTCCCAACGATCCCTACGTCCCCCTGACCGGCGGTGTGTTCAAGGCGCTGCGCGTGAAGTACAACAGCGACGCACTGAACCTCTCCTCGCTGAACGCGCTCGATGCACGGTTCCCGAACTGGCGCTCCACCGCAGGCACGCCGTATCTCTGGGCACCGGTGTCACTGACGACGGTGGTCATCTACCCGAACGACGGGGTGGGAGGCACAGCCATCACCGTCGATGCGTATTCCCCTGCGCCTATTCTGGTCGCCGCTGGAGACTTCATCAATATCGGCTCGGAGGAACTCTCGACACTGTTGGGGTATGCCCTCCATGTTCTCAGCCAGTCTCTCGGGGTGGCCGCGCTCAAATCTACGCAGCCGCAGTACATCCAGTTCATGAAAGCCGCGGCGGTCCGCAACGAGTACTTCGCCAACTCCTCGTTCTACCGCAAGCTCATTGGACTGGACCGGATGCGCTTTTCTGACGCCGCGCGTACCGCTGACGTGACCAGCGGCAGTGCAGTGGCCACACCGCAGGGCCAGCCATGAGCGTCACGGACCAAGACCAACTTGCCGAGGTTCAGCTTCGCGTACTGGAGCCGAATGACTCCGGGGCGACGTTTCCCTCCGGTCTGTGGACCCCGACCGAGATCCTCGATTATTTCAATCAGCGGCAGAATCGGTTCAACAAAGAAACCGGTCTCCTGCTCGCGATTGCCGACGTGCCGACTGTCGCAGGGCAGACCCGGTACACCGACGGGCTCCCGGTCGAAGATTGGATCGCCACGCAGCGCGTGGTGTATTTCGACTCGGCCGGGCTCGCGACACCGATGGCGATAGTGGATTCGCGGGTCATGGACAGCCTCCCGGCCGGGAGGCTCCCGACGCGTCCGACATGGTTCGATGAATCGACACCGCCGCTGCTCGCCTTCGACGTGGCTCCCACGGCTCCGGACGCGCTCGGGCATTTCGAGCTGCTCTACATTTCGATTCTCGAAGTCCTTGGCGGCGCGGGCGATCTCTTCGACGTGCCGGACGATTTCGTGCCGTACATCACCTACGGCGTGCTCGCGGATATGTTCTCGAAGATCAGCCGGGTACAAAACTTGGAACTGGCGGCGTATTTCGAATCCCGGTTTGACGAAGGCGTGAAACTCGCAGGGTACCTCCTTGAAGGGCGGCACTGATGCCGCAGGAATCCCCGGCCGTCAACCACCAACCGTGGCAGACACGGATTCTCCCGCTCGCGCCCAAGGGACTGCAGCTCAACAAACCGCTCACCAATCTTGAGCCGGTCGAAGCCTCGCGCCTGACCAACTGCATTCCCCGGGTTGGTGGCGGCCTCGACACCCGGCTCGGGCTGACCACCTATCTCACGTACGGTACCTCCCTCCACACGATCAAAATCCTGAACGACGCGAAGAACAACACCTTCGCTCTCTTCTGGGGCATCGACGCGAATTGGGTCAGGACCGATGCCGCAGGCGTGCCTACTCTCCTCTCGGCCGGGTTCTCCGGCAACCCGCTCACGATGGTCTCGGCCAAGCCGCCACAGGCGGCGGAAACCTGGATCTACGTCGCGGACACCAACCAAGTCGGCAAGATCACTCGCACCGGCGTTCCTCAATTTATCGGCTACCCGAAGCCCGCGCAGCCGTCAGTCAGTGTCGCTGCCCCGATCAAAACACCGATCTGCGCGTTTGATTCGTCTGATGGTACCCAAGCCGCGAACTGGGCCACGGCCTACCCCACCGGGGCGGTAATCCCCGGAGATATCTGGGAGATTCCGGTCCTCTCCGATATTGCCACCCCGCGCGGGGACAACGCCGTGCTCATCAGCAGCGGTGTGCAGACCGCGCCATTTTCTCAGTCGATGGGGCTGGTGTTTTCCTCGCCGTTGGACCTCTCGGTGCTCCCGGGAGGCGTGGCTGCATCCGATGACGATCTTATCCATATTTGGATCCGTACCGACAACGTCGACGCACTGGTAGGCATCGCAATCTATCTGGTGACCTCGGCCGCGCCGGTTAACTTCACTCTCCCGGGGACGGACAACAACGCCGTGAACAACGACGCGTACTGGATTTCGATTCCGGGATCGCGGTTGAAAGACGCGCAGGTCGCCAGTCAGCAATCGGTGCCTGCGGCAGCCGCGGCGGTCTCTGAAACCACCATCGCGGTACAAACCGCCGACCCGGCGGCGTCGCCTTTGGCAAAACTGCGCTGGGCGGAGTTCGGCCGGATCGGTGTCCCACTGCGCCGTGGCGATTTCCAGCTCGTCGATCCGACCTCCACACGGAACTGGTCTACCGTCACCGGGATCATCATCGCCGTGCAGACCGAAGGGGTGGTGGCTCCGGCGACGACCCCTCCGACCGTCGCCTTGGACGATATGTACCTCACCGGCGGCTACGGCCCCGACACCTCTGAACCCGGGTCGCAGCCGTACGACTACCGCGTGACGAACTTCGATCCGCTCACTGGGGCTGAAGGCAACCCATCCGACGTCATGCCGACGACGGACGCGATTACCATCGGCACGCCCGGGACGTTCACGGCGCTGCGCCAGCAGGTCACGGTGACCCCTGCGGCGTCGGGCTTGGCGGGGGCGAAACAGCGTCTCTACCGGCGCGGCGGGCAGAACGTCGATGACTGGTACTTCATCGGGCCGAACACGGTCGATGGTGGCGCGATCATCGACGACGTGAACGATGTCGACGCGCTCGCCGCGGGCGCGCTGGAGATCGATCATGATCAGCCGGTGACGTCGGTGGATACCTCCGGGAATGCTCTCCTCGCGCAACCGGTACGGGTGTTTTTCGGGCTCATCGACGATCTGATGTTCGCGCTTGGGGATATCAATCGGCCCGGCGATCTCTATTGGAGCAAGCCCGGCGATTATGACTCGTGGCCTGCGGCGAACCGCCTGCCGGTGTGCCCGCCCTCGGAAGAGCTGATGAACGGGGTCCGGTGGGGCGGGCAAGGCTTCGTGTTCTCGCGCGAGCGCGGGTACTCCATCCAAGTCAACCTCGCGGCAGAGCAACAGGTACAGGCCGTTCCGACCGATTGCTCCGAGGGCATGGCGGGATACTGGTGCTGTTGTGCCTGCCAACTCGGTATCGCGTTTGTCTCTCTGTCGGGTGTACGCGTGACCCAAGGCGGGGCATCGACCCTGCTCTCGGTCGCCCTCGACCCGCTCTTCCACGGCAAATCCGTCAACGGGTACTCCCCGATTGATTTCACCGCGCGGAACAGTCTTCGCCTGACCGCCGTCGACAACGAACTCTGGTTCGGCTATAAGGACACCGCGGCGGCGTATCGCTGGATGGTCTACTCCTTCATCACGCAGACATGGCGGTCGGTGAGTTTTGCCGTAGCCACCAACGTCGTCGCGGGGCTGACCGTGCGCTCTGGTGCGGCAGTGGGCGACCCAGGCACCTACATCCTGGTCGGCGGGCAGGCCAGCGGCAAGGGCTACATCCACTCCGGGTCCACCGACGACGGCGCCGCGATCAGTTGTCAGTATCGCTCCGGGGCGGAAGACTTCGATCTGTCGGAGGAGAAACTCCTCGGCGAGTTCTTCGTCGAGGGGGATCTGCTGACGGCCGGGCTCACCGGCCAGACCTTCCTCAACGGCGAAAGCGTGACCAATACTGCACAGGCGGTCTCGGGGCTCTCCGGCTACAACCGGTACGTGTTCGAGCCGTTTGGCACACAGCCTCAACACGGCCGGAGCCTCTCGATTGACCTGACGTGGTCGGGCACTGCGGGAATCTCGCCCTCGCTTGCCAAGATCGGCGTGGCCTTCCAAACGCAGCCGGAGACCACGATGAACCGGGCGACGGCGTGGGACGCGCCCTCGGAGCACCCGATCTATCTCTATGGCTGCTGGATCGACTCCGACACCGGCGGCTCCGCACGGACCATCGTCGTGGAAGGCTTGCAGGATTCCGCCACCGTGACCTTGGCAACGCTCTCGGTGAACTCCGCCGCCGGGCGCCGGCAGTGGTTCTCGTGGGTTGCTCAGCGCGTGGATCAGGTCCGGCTCCGCCCCAGCGGCACCTGCGAGCCGTGGCTGCTGTTCGGCTGCCGGTGGATCTACAAGGAACTCCCGGACTACATCGCCGGGTGGGACACCCAAGGCGATATTCTCGGAGATTCGTACATCACCGGGGTGGACCTGGTCGTAGATACCGGCGGGCTGGACAAGGAAGTCAAGTTCTACGTGGACACTGCCCTGATCAAAACCTCGCAACTCGGTGCGGTAGCGGGGAAGCGGCTCGTGCATATTTCGTTTGATATCTCTACTCCGCTGCGCGGGCACATCGGGCAGATTCTCTCGACCGATGGAATCAAAGGACTTCTTTATGAGTACAAATGGGTCTACGAGAAGGAACCGGGGGAACAGTACAACCTGAATCTCGGGTTCACGGCGGCAGGATCGCTGACGGATAAATGGCTGAAGGGCATCATCCTCGAAGTGGATACGTTCAATCAGACGAAAACTCTCAATGTCGAGGTGGACGGGATGGTGATTTCCTCACCGACGTTCCTTGCCAATGGGCGCAAGGTGGTGAACCTCGCATGGGCGCAGACACTCGGGCGCATCTTCCGTGTCTACGCGACCGACTCCAACCCGGCCCGGTTGTACTCCGCGCCGCAGTTCCTCTTCGATGAAGAACCCTTCGCGCTGACCCGGTACGAGACCCAAGAGCTGACCTGCGGCGTGCCAGGGTGGAAGATCCTCCCCTTCGCGGAGATCGCGCTGAAATCCTCTGCAGAAGTAACCTTGACCATGACGGTCTACGGCGACGCCGGTCAGGTCGTGGCCACGGACTCCTACGCACTCGCGTCAACCGCCTCACTCAAGCAATCCCGCTATGTGCCCTTCGCCGGTCGCAAAGGCTACCTCTACAAATTCCTCTTCACTTGCGCCTCGGCGTTCTGGCTCTACCGCGAGGAATCCATCGTTTGGGTGCAGCCGGTCGCCGGAGGAGAACTCCAAGCACAGCGGCCATTCGGCGATGACGACTTCGACAACGTCCGTGCCATGCGGAATGCCAGTGCCGCAGCAGAGAGGCGCGCTTGGCGAGCAGCGGTAGGGGCAATGCCTGATGCCTAGCTACGGTCATCTTTCCCGGATTCCGCACGAACCGTCCCGAACCTTGTTCAAGGCGGTGCTCGACAATATCGGGGCGCTGGAGAAACAGGTCGCGGATCTCAACGCGGCGGCGGAAACACCAGTGGCTACTACGGGAGTGACGCTTGCGACGGTGCAACAGTTTGTCGCGTCGTACGTCGCGGCAACGCCAAGCAGTAGCAGCGGAGTGTCGGGAGTCAGTAGCCTCACGGCAGGTGCCGGAATGAGTGTCTCTGCCGCCACAGGGGACGTTACCGTCACCAATACTGGGGTGACCTCCGCCGTCGCTGGTACTGGCATCGGCGTCTCCGCAGCAACCGGGGCGGTAACGTTTACCAACACAGGCGTGACATCGTTGGTCGCAGGGACGGCCATTACAATCTCCGGGGCAACGGGGGCCGTCACCGTATCGGTGTCGACGGTGCCCTTGGCGAACGGCGGGACGAACGCGGCGCTCGTCGCAAGCAACGGCGGGATGGTGTACTCGACCGCGACCGCCTTCGCTGTATTGGCCGGGACAGCCACCGCAGGACTTGCGCTCGTATCCGGGGCCAGTACCACGCCTTCATGGTTCACGCCCACGGCGAACAACGTCATCTACGCAGGTACTGGAGGCATCCTATCTGGACTGGCCGTGAACAGCACCGCTACCAATAAATATCTGCAACAGGTCTCATCGGGGGCGCCTTCGTGGCAACCTGTCGTGGAGTCGATCACCGGGACCGCGAATCAGGTGATTGCCTCCGCCTCGACGAGTGCCGTGACGCTCTCACTCCCACAATCAATTGCCACGAGTTCCACACCGCAGTTCTCGGCGCTGGGGCTTGGCGGGGCGGCGGGCGGGGCGAGCACGCTAAAGATTACCGGGACGACTTCAGGATCGGTGTCAATTGCAGTTGCCGCCACAGTCGGCGGGGACTACACGATCACACTCCCGAAAGGGTCAACCGACTTCTCCGCGACAGGGGGCACGAATCAGATCGTCAAGCAAGCAAGTGCTGGAGCAGCATTCACCGTCGGGACGATAGCCTCTACAGGGCTCTCAGACGTGACGGCATGGACGGACTGGACGCCCGTCATTACCTTCGGCGGCGGGTCTACCGGACAGACGTTCACCCTGCAACAAGGACGGTACGCCCAAGTCAATAAAATCGTCTATGTATTCGCCCGGATTCTGTTTTCAAACAAGGGCTCTTCGACAGGAACAGCGTTACTCACAGGGCTCCCTATCACGGTTGCTGGATTTCAAAATTCGATAAGTGTGTGGGCGAACAATCTTGCGGTCGGCGTGCTGTGTCCGATGGCGCTGTTTACGAATAGTGGAACCACGATTAACCTCTATAGATTCGCAACCGGCGCAGTGACGGCACTCGCGGAGACCGACTTCAACAACAATTCCGATCTGATCATCACCGGCTTCTACGAAGCCGCATAAGAAGGAGTGTTCTATGCCCCTCGACTCAGACACCCAAGCCGCCTTCAATCAACTCATGGTCGAGTTCACCGCGCTCAAAGTCTCCTGCGCGGCGGCCTTGGCAAAGGCCAATGCCACGACAGAGAAAGCGGATGCCGTCATCGCAGGCACCACGGCCGCCGAGTCTATCGCGGCCACGGCAGCAGCGGTCGCCCAATCCGCCCTCGAAGCCTCCCGGAACGCGGTCCAAGTCTCTACCGAGTGCGCCCAGACACTCACGACGCTGAAACCCGTGCTCGCCGCCATTGCGGCCGGCAAAGGATCGTAGTACCGTTGGGCCGCGCAGAAAGGTTGAAGCACATGCAGAAACGGTTGATCTTCTTTCCAGTACTCAGTGACGGCCTCTTTGAGAAACTCTCCGACGGCGTGGTCATCGGGAGCCAGTTCCTCCGGCAGGCCGACCCGCCCAAGGATGTCAAAGCACGTACTCGTCTTGAAGCGGCCATTCAACGGCGGCTGCGCAGCATCAGCGAGGAAGTTCCCGACACCGCGCGGGGCACGCGCGTACAGGGCGCTCGGGCGCTCCGTGCAGGTCCACAGGAGATTGTCGTTGAGCAGGCCGAACTCGAACACATCGAGAAGCTCGTCTCCGCCGTGCCGTGGGGCGGGCTGGACATGATCGCCGTCGCCGAGCTGTACGACTTCCTCAGCGCCGCGCCGGTCGTAGAGGAGCCGAAGGGCGAATGACCGACTCTCTCGCGCCCTGTGCTACACTCCCTCCATATACGCTCCGGGAGATCCCCCCGGGCGAGCGGCGGGCGCTCCAAGTCCGTGGAGTGCTCCCACCGATCCTCCCGGCCGCCGAGCGTTCGTTCATTCTCGTCGAGACGGCGGGTGGAAGCTTCGTCGGCCGGTGGATGGCGCTCGATGCGGTAGTACTCGAAGGGTTGTTCATCGCGTCGGAGTACCGAGGAAAGTACGGCGCGGCGAAGAAACTCCTCTATGGAATGCTTGATCGGCTCCGTGCGAGAAACATCCGAGAGGTCGTGACCTTGATTCAAGACCCCGCCGTCGAACGCCTCGCCGAGAAAGCCGGGTTCGCCCCGCTCGACGGGCGGCTCTGGCGAAAGGAACTCTGATGCCGGCGGTGCCTGCGATCATCGGTGCCGGCGGCGCGATCGGCTCCTCCCTCATCGGCTCACACGCCGCCTCCGAGGCCATGAAGCTCACCCCAGAGGAACGCCGCGCGTACGACGCCCAATCCGGCCTCGCCGATCAAATGAAGTCGCAGGGTACGAAACTCTTCGGTACCGCGATGCCTGCGCTCCAAAACACCCTTAGCTACTACCAGACCCTCATGGGCCGCGGCGGGCGTTCGGCGGCGGATGCGCTGACTGCTCCTGCACGGGAGAATGTCTCCTCCGTCTATAAAGGTGCCGCGCGCGGGCTGGTCAAGAGCGGCGTGCAGGGCGGGGCGAGAGATACTGCGCTCGCGGATCTCAACCGCGAGAAGGCCGGACAAATGTCGCGGCTGGTCACCGGAGTCCAAGGGAACGCCGCGCAGGCGCAGGGCGGCTTGGCTGGCAACCTCATCGGGTCGGCCGGAGGCTTCGAGAGCGGTGCAGGGAGTCTCTACGGTAACATGGGCGATGTCGCTGGAAAGAACAAGCGCCTCGGCTTGGAAACCGGGGGGAAGACCGCAAGCGGGTTCGGCGGGCTGATGGCGCAGCTCATGAACATCTACGGAGGCAGTAAGGGAAAGGGAGCCACAGGAAAATTTGGTGGGATCACGGATCTTGGCGGCGTGAACCCCTTCAGTCTGCCCGGCTGGACCTCGAATCCCGGGTAGCCTATGCCTTTCATGTCCGCCCTCCTCGGCGATTTCCTCGGCGGCCCCGGCGGGTTCAACGAGACCGCTACCCGCCTCCGCAAAGAAAATACCGATGCGTACGAAACCGAACGGTCTCACGACGAAACCCTTGCCGCCGCGCTCCTGAGCCACCCCGATCTCAAACCGGAGTACAAAGCTGCCGCGCTCACCGCGATGACCGCTCGCGGAGACAAAACCTCTGGACTGGAGAAGTGGTTCGGGAAGCACCAGAAACATCCGATGTTCCCGGTCATGCAGAGCCTCGTCGGCATGTCTACAGAGGGCACTGAGGAACAATCGGGAGCCAGCGGTTCCGCCCCCTCGATGTTCTATACGCCTGAGGAACGCGCACAGCAACGGACACAGCAGATCGAACGCGACGCCGCCGCAAAAGATACCGGCGAACGCACCTCCCGGCTGAAAGGACTCGCGGATCTCTACGGGAAGGATTCGCCGGAGTACAAACGCAATGCGCTCCTGACAGATCCACACCTCCACCCGGCGGCACTCACCCCGCATTTTGCCGGAACGGTCCACAGCAGCCGGATGTCCGCGCAGGACAAGGCACTGTACCGGGAACAGGCAGGCGTCGATCCTGATCCGTTGGCGACCTACCGACGGAGCCGAAACACGATGGGCGACACCACCTTCGACCCGGTGGAAGATCCGCCCGCGCTGCGTCCGCGCGTCGTCACTGGCCGGAATGAACAAGGGGAGCCGATCCGCGTCGCGATTTTTCAGCCGGGGACAGGGCCGACACCGGACTCTGACGTGCCCTACGCCCATCCGATTCGCGGGAGCGAACTCGCTGTCGCCGACAAGTATTTCGTCACCCCCGGTGAACACGGCGAAGTCAATCTCACAACGCAACCGCAAGGGTTTCAACGCCCTGGCGCCAATGTCCCACCGCCGACGGTCTCTGCGGGGGGTGGGGTGACCGTGGTACCCTCGACGAGCACCGCTCCGCCCAGCGTCACGGCTCCCCCAATGCGTACGCCCTCCGGAGCGCGTACGCAGCGCGTCGGAGACAAGACGGTCGAGACGCGTCCACAAGAAGGCGCGGTTCTCAATCCGGACGGGACCATCTCGGAGGTCACGGCCGACTTCGATGCCATTCACAAGATCGCGTACGACCCTCGACAACCGGATCAGCCCCTCCAAGGTTTCATCCCCGGCAAACCTGCGCAGGGACTGCTCCAAGAGTACGAGCAGGTGCGTGAAACCTACCGGCAAGCGGTTGAGGCCCGTGCGGCTCTCGAAGCCGCAGGGCTGCACACCAACGACAACCCCCAGAAGATGCTGGCACTCTGGAAGCAGTACTACAGTGGGCACGCGGGGACGGATACTGATCCGACCAACATTGCGGTGCGGAATAGTCTCGCGGGGTTGTCTAGTGCTCGTGCCCTCATCACAGGACGGCAGGCCGTCCAGATTTTCCAGAAGGCGCTAGTGCATACGCCGACGGCTCCAACGCCACTGGAGGCGGGATGGTCCGGCGTTCCCGGCGTCGGCAAACTCGTCAACCCGACAATGGTCGGACTCGTAGGGCAGCAGTCGTACGATTCCGGCAAGGCCGCGTACACCAAGCTTGGTGACTTGGTCGATGTACTGAAGGCCCGGCAGCAGGAAATCCTGACGACGCTAGGCAAAGTACCGGACCGTGCCACTGGTACCCCGCGAACATCCCCGCCTCCGCCTTCTGCGCGAACACCCACGCCTCCACCGTCCGTCACGGAAACGCCGCCTCCGGCGCCCGTGCGGTCCAACGCCGCAGGTACGGGGTACATCGAGGCCCGCGACCCTCAAGGGGTGGTTCACCACGCACGGGCGGGTACAGTGCTCCCGGCTGGGTGGATCCTGGTCAAGTAGATGCAAGCGCAAGAGGGATGGATCCCCGGTCCTGCACCCTCCTCGCCAAGGACTCCGCCGCCGAGCGTGGAGACTTCCGCAGAGGGGTGGAGCCTCGGTCCTGCGCCAACCACCCTTTCCGACACCCCCCGCCCACCTGCCGCAGGGCGAGGCACGGCGTACGATCCGGCATCGGCAAGTCGATTCGCCCATGATCTCGGCGAGTACGGATTGCCAGCGGCCGGAGCTGCAGCCACGCTCCTCATTCCGGGGCTTGGAGAAATTGAAGGGGCCGGGCTGCTCGCCGCCGCCGCACGGTTTGGGCTACGGAATATCCCCCCGATCCTCGGCTCCGCGATCGGCGGGGCGATCGGGAGTCCGCTCACCGGCGCGACACCGATTGAAGGTGCGGAAAGTGGTGCGGGCCAAGAACTCGTCGGGCGTGCAATCTCGTGGCCGATTGCCAAAGTCTTACGATCTCGCGCGGCCGTACGCGTGGCCGAGGATGCCCGTGCGCATTTCACCGCCCTCCACGATGCCGCAGCCTCTCGCCTCCAGTCCGCGCTCGACGTCGCCGATCATGCGCTGACCACGGCCAAAGATTCGTGGAGAACCTACAGCGCCGATGCCCTCACGCGTGCGACGGCACTTCGCGATCGCGTCATCGCCGATGCGCGGACTGCCTTGCAGACGACGCTCACACAGACCGCCGCAGACCGTGCAGCGGTTGAGGCAACGTGGGCCGCCAAGCAGACGGCCGCCCACCAGGCCGTCACCCAGGCCAGCGCCCGATGGGAGAATCTGCCCCTCCCGGCGCATTCTCCGACGGCTGTCGGACAGCGCGTGAACGCCGTGATTCAAGGCCCCGCCCGCCAGTCGCTGGAAACGATCGGCAAGGCGGTAGGTACCACGGCAGAATCCGGTCCGGAACTTGACTGGACCCCGATCAAGGACTACGCCGCACAACTCGCGCAACAGATCCGACCCGTGACCTCGCACCTTTCGTCAGCCGATGCCGAGTACGCCCGGCTGTTCGGCGGGGATACGGGATCGCACCTCTCGCAGGCGGAAAAACTCTCAGCGATTGCGCGCCTGACCCCGGAGAGTATGTCCCCTGCGGGGGTGACCGCTCTTGAACCTGACCATCCGCTTCCGGGCGTGCTACGCGACATCGCCGCCATGCCGGATCGCGTACCGTTTGCCGAGGCGCACAAAGCCAAGCGGCTCCTGGACGAAACGGTTCACTGGGCTAGTCCGGCTCGGCGGCAAGTGCAGCAAATCACCAAGGCCACGCGGAACGCGATTCGTGCGTCGATGTCCGTACACGAGCCGTACAACCTCGCCACAGCCGCGTACGAAGCAACCATTCCCCTCTTCAACAAGGGCATTGCGGCCAATCTCAACCGTGCCATCCTGGACCGTCCGCAAACCCTGATCAAGAACATCACGTTACAGGACAGTACCCGGTTGCAAATCCTCCACGATCTCCTCCTCCATCACGCCGCAGAAGGCGGCGACATGGTCGGGGCCGGGCAAGCCGCATGGGACAGCCTCCGATCGGCGATTACCCATGAACGGCTGATCCAAGGCGGACTGAAAGGCTTTGAGGACGCGGTCACTCGTATGTCTCCCGAGGTCCAACACCTCCTCTACGGCGATGAGGCGGGGAAGGCCGTCCTCGACAACCTGCACACAATCCATTCGGCGTGGCGCATGGCGCAGACCGCGGAAGATGCCGCGCAGGCCCTTGGGAACACCCTGACGACCGACGCCAGTACCACAGCGGCGCAGACGGCCTCCGCCGCCCGTGCCACGGCCGCCTCGACCATGCGTGGTGCGCGGGCGACGGCCGCGCAGACCGCGGCCAACGTCCGGCACGTCGGATCGACGGCCCTGCGCGCGGACGCCGCCACAACCAAGCAGGTCACCCAGGCCGCCCGTACCACGGCCGAGGCCGAACGACGTGCGATTGCCTCCGACGTCACCCGGTTCGGGCGCTCCTCGTTGGGATCCCCGCCCCCGTCCTTTGAAGACCTCGCCTGGCCAGCGACCCATATCCTGCTGGCCACGCACTCCCCGTGGGCGCGTGCCGCCCTCATCCGGGATGTCATGAGTGGCCCGCGCATTGCGGATCTGATTCACTACGCGGCACTCTCGACGCCCCGTACACAAGCGTTTGTCCGCGCGGTCACGGGACCCCTTCCCGGTGCGGCCGTCGCGGATCTGCTCCGTGCCGCCGAAGCGGCGTACGCTACTGGAGATCAGTGATGCTCATTGCCGTGCGCCACGGCCGTACGGCCCTGAACCAGTCCGCGACACGGGCCTATGCGGATCTCCCGCTGACCCCTCTCGGACGTGGGGAAGCGACCAACGCCGCTGAGGAGTTTCGCGGGTACACGGCCGTCGATCATCTCCACAGTTCCGATTTTGCGCGATCGCAACAATCTGCCGCCCCGATTGCGGCCGTCCTCGGACTCCCGGTAGAACCGGCCGCCGCCTTTCGTCCGTGGAACCTCGGAGATCATGACGGACCCCCACCCGCCACCCAGCAGGCGGCGATCGCGCGTCTCCTCACCACCCCTGATCACCCAGCCCCGCGTGGAGAATCCCTGCATACGTACTTGGATCGCTTTGTTCCCGCAGTCCACGGCATGATTACCTCTCCCCACACGCATGTCCTTGTCACACACGGCCGAAACATCCAGGCACTCCTCGGGCTTGCCGCAGGCCGTGGCATGGACCTGGACCCTGCGGTCTTCCATGCCGAGAATCCCGTGAAACACGGCGGGTTGCTGGTCATCACCCCCGATTGGCAGGCGACGGTACACAATCCGAAGATCCGCGCCGTTCCACAACTCCCGCCCAAAGAGGCAGCCACGGGGAAAAGCGCATTTGAGTACCTGACCGAACTCGTGGGGACGTCGCCGGACGTGACGCCGTTGGAGACGTGGACCACACACCTTGCCGATCAAATTCCGCACAGTCTCCGCACCGTCGGTACTGCGCCGCCTCGGTGGTCCCTGCGCGGATCGCCGCCGCCGACGATCTGAGCACGGTGTATGCCTTTAAGGAGAGTCTCCGGCGGCGGTACAAAAGATTGACCGGTGGAAGGAATGGAATGCACAGATGAAGACCGTGGAGGAGACCGAGACGCCTCCGGCACCAACGGAGGAGCCGTCAGGAGAACCGCAAGGAGATTCGCGGGGGGCGGCTCCGCCGGCACTGTAGAAGATCAAGTCACCCATAGGGCGTCGGGGTGGACACGGGCACCGGCACCGCCGCCGGAAATGCTTGGCCGCAGGTGAAGCAGATTTCAAACACTGACGTGTTGACGGTGTATCGAGTCGGCCGCTGACAAGTCGGACACGGATCGGGAATGTCCAACGGCGGTAATTCGGCGGGGCGCTCGGACACGGGAGCGGCCCCCTCTGCATCATCCGCTTGAACACATGCCGCACACAGGCCGAAGACTGGTCCGGGCTCAGCTCCACATTTTCGACAGTTGATTAGGTCAGTCATCTCGCCGCTCGTCTCCTCTCAGCCCCGAGTGTGATGCGCCTCAAGTATCGCGATCAGCTTATTTCGCCAGTCATCGCATGTATCTCCACACCGGAACGTTGCGAAAATCCGACGTGCTCATGCATCGAGAAATCAAACCCTTGTCGCACGCCTTCTTGAGCACGCTTGCGACGGTAGACGGCGCAGCGTGAATCTTCCGTGCGATGTCCGTTGCCGTGTAGGGCTTCCGGCAGCGACGTACAACGCCAAGCGCGCGATAGGTCGTACTGCCACGCAGTTGATAAGCTGGTCCTCGCATGTCTATTTTCGTCTATTGTACCACGAATCTATCTACTTCGCCTCCACGACTGGCCCAAGTTGCTGTGTGGACGCACGCATTTTCGCGGCAAGTTCGCGCGTGTCTGCACGCGGTTGACCACGGCTTGACTGCACGTGCGCACTTCGCGTACGCTTCCGCAATTCCATGGGGCAGCCAGCGCGGAAGCCACAAGCAGAAGCCGGTTGGACTCCAGCCGTCCTCACGGAGTACGAGATCGGTCGCGCAATCCTCGCCGCAGAAATCATCGCGCGTTCAGAGAAACCTGTTGTAGAAGTTGGCTGTCAGAAAGTCACGTCGACCGCCGCGCTCGAAGATGATCTCCGTGAGTGCATGAAGCTCGCGGGCCACGCCGACAACGTGCGCGTCTGGACGCGGACGACGATCGGCAATCGAGTGCGATATGGGTTCTATCGGGAAGGATGGGTGCTCGACGCGCTCGACTTCCTCGACCGTGCAGAACTCCCCGACGTTGACCGCGCGTGGATCGGCGGGCTGCTGTTCGGCTATCGTGCCGACGCGATCCAGCAGTTCATCAACCGAACGAACGAAAAGCCTACAAAGTAACGAATCCGATCGGCCGTCGCTTCACCCGAACAAATTCCCACGTCACCGGGCGCTTGCAGTCGTAGCAGTGAGGCGCTTCCTCGCCCTGAGCCCGGACGGCTGCGAGCACGCTCAGTCCAATGAGCTACGCCGACCATTTTCGCAGGAACTCGCGCCGAGCCGTGGATGTCAACGGCAGGCAGTAACGGTAGCGACCGGGTTGTTTTGTTTCCGTGTAGCCCAACGCGAGGATCTGCGCTTTCGTCATAGAGGTTCCGCCAGAATGAAACTTGCGACGACTCACAACGGTTCCGGTCGCGACGGATCGGTAGTACCGAGATTCTTCAACCTGTCCGCACGCCAGCCAGGACGCCGCCCGGTAGACAAAACCGGAATGGCCGACGTTCGGATCTGCGTAGGACACCAATGCCCAGACGCCGCGCTCGTGCTGCTTGAAGGCTTTCACGGAGCAGGAGATCGCCCGCGTCAACAGATTGCGCTCGTGGCCGTCTGGTGCCCACAGACGGCTCAATTCCCATACCACACGCGGGCGCCCAAACAGAAACCGACCGACGAATTGATTCGCCGGTATCGAGAACACAACCAGAGCAGTTCCGTGCTGGTAGTAGTGCGATTTTCCAGACGGAACAGACTGGCTGTAATGCCTTGCTCGAATGGTCTGGATAGCCAACCTACGAGCGTCCCCGAGCAGTTCAACGCTTTCAGCCTCCATGCTTCGCCAGCTTCGCTGCTCGCCGCTTCCGTCGTCGTGCGGGCTTGCTCTTCGGCTTCGGCCGATAGGCCAGCACGAGGTCGACAATCGAATCGAGCACCTTCGGAGGCTTGGCCTTCATGCGGTCAACCTCGCGTACGTCAGGTGCTTGTCGGCCATCCCGTCTACGAAGGAATCGAGCCGGCCGAGCGTGTGAATTTTGACGTTGTGTGCTCGTGAACTTCGAACCCGTCCAGTCCAGCCACGATGATCCACCGATGTGCGAGGCGCGTATTGAGCGCAATGCTTGAGCACTACCGCCACGTCAAGTCTATTCGGTATCGATGATGTCCGCGCGCCGAAAACCTATAGAAACGGGCTGATTTCCTGCCATTTTCGCGGTCCTATACTCCTCCTCGCGTGTCACCAGGACGATCTCTCCCATGTCCTCGACCACCACGCGCTGAATCCGGCCCTGACTGGACTCTAGTACAACATGCTGTCCTACAACCAGTTGAGTGTTCATACCTATATACATGACTCCCTCTGTCTATTCTCACGGCCGCTCCAAAATGAGCAGTCCGCTCTTGGTTACTCCGCATCGTCGCCATCCGGCAGCGATGAAGCAAAATCCAGGGTTCGTTGACCGGACCTTTTTCGCGTTGACGTAGGTGTAGTGCCGACTATGAGGCCAGAGGCAATCAGCAATCGCGTCCGCTTGTCGAATGAGTTCCGAGCTTCGATGTGCCGTCTCGTTACGGAAGACGGCGCAGTTGATGCCGGTCTGTCCGCTGTCGTCTTTGAACTTGCGCCACGCGAAACAGGCGAGGCCGTCCGCTGTGCGGAGGACGACCTTTTCCCCCGGCCCGATGAACAAGGTTGGCACTCGCCCGTCTGCGTATCGCCGGCGCGAGTAGTGCCGGTTGTAGAGCGCAAGGCAGTCACGGTCCCCGTCCTTCGTCAGCCACCAAATAGGAGGCCGCATAACTGGCTAGACTCCGCACATGCCTTCGCACTCTTGCGTGAAGAGTCCGAAGTCGAGTTGTCGTTCGCCGACGTTCTGCAGCTTCTCCTTCGTCATTACACCCTCCGCTCCAACGCTTGAATCTCTTCCTCGTCTTCCGCACACTCACCTAAGTACTCTGTACTCTCGGTCGGTACGTACAGTACTTTAGGTACCGCCAGATCCTCCATCGCCTCCCAGTCTCGGCCGGTCTTGGCCGCAACCCCTACCGCGAGGTGCGTGCCCCTGCCCCACTCCGGCGGGATCGGCTGCTCCAGAATCGGCCGTTGCATCTCGTTGATAATGATCGACGCTACCAAGTCAAACTTAGCGTCTGGAATCTCCAACAGCAACGAGTCATGAATCGGCGCACGGAGTGGAGTTCTACCGTAGTAGGCGTCTCCAATGTAGGACGGGGACTCCCGGTGGAACAACCGAAGCATGGCTTCCTTGAGGACGCCGGCCGCCGTGCTCTGTGGAAAAAACGCGATGCAACGTTTTGAATCCTCGCCGTACTTCACCTTGAACGGCCTGCCTTGGATCAAACACCAGTTCGATCTCCCCTGCCGCTTCATGTGGTGCAGCTCCGCAGCGGAGATTGGCTGGTAGGCCAGCACGCCCCAGAACCAGTGTTGGTACCCAAACGGATGATGTTGCCCGGAGGAGATGAGCTGACCGTAGTTCGCTGAGGGCGGTCCGCCGAGAAACCCGTGCTCGTGGGCGCGGTCCCGAAGCATCTTGTGCCACGGTGAGAGTTTAGTGGCGACCTGGTAATAGAGATCCTCGTACTGCTGCGCGATCTTCAGGCTCGGATAGGTCTCCGGAAAGTTCTCCACCATGCCGTAGATGGTCAATCCGTAGTTCTTCCCGTGGACGGTGCGCTTGCAGCGATCGTATTCCAGCGGATAGTGCTTCTTGATGTCGGCGAAGTACATCGCCAAGTCATCGTCTGACCAACTCAGCGAGGCCGGTTTCCCAATGACGAATGACGTAACGAAGGCGTGGACGCCGAGCGAGGCAAGCCGAACGTAATCAGGATCTCCACAACACCATCCTGTTTCGACTGCCTCGACGCCGCGGTAGTCGACCTCAAGCAACCGACACCCGGGAGCTGCAACGATACAGGCCCGGAAACCGGCCGCCAAGGACTCTTTGCCGTCTTTGTCGGCGACGACATTCGTAATGTTCGGGTTGATGTAGCTGAGGCGGAACGTACTCGGCCTGAACGTGTACTGCGGATGTAAGCGGCCATCTGCCCAGATCCTCCTCAAAGAGCCGAGCGCGTAGGTCGAGTCGACCTTCTTGACCGCCTTGTAATCCAAGATGGTCGAGTAGATCAGATCGCCTGTTTGCGCGGCGAGTTTACGCAGGGTTTTCTTGTCGGTCGTGTCCTTGCGCGTTTTCTTGGCGCGGCCGGGCTGGGAGCCGGTCTCTTTTATGTACCGGAGGATTTGTTGGGGGGAGTCGGGGTTGAAGGGGAGAGACCAGAACCACCGACGAACCGTCCGAACTTCGGTTGCGATATCAGGTAGAGGACGAGATCCGCCAGCGCCTTCAACGTCCCTCTTGCGGGCCGCCCGCAAACAGTCATGCTTAGGACCGACCTCAACTGCCCCGCACGTCCGACAGACACGAACTCCCACGTCGAGGGGTCTATCCACGAGGTGCACGCCGGATTCGACGTACTCGTCCTTCGATGTGCGCTCCTTCCCTTTCTTCTTCCCGAGGATGCTGGCCGGCGGGATGGGCGGATCGCCTTTCGGTTTCTTGGCATAGCCATTCTTCGGCCGGAGACTCCCGGCGGCTTCGGCTTTTTTGAGTTCCTCAAGTTTCTCTCCCGCAATTCTATCGAGCTTGGTATGAAATGCGTTCAGCCGATCCTTGTCTACGAGTACCCCTACGTCGTACGCGGGCCGGAGCACTTCCTGCTCCAGTTCGTGATTGTGCCGGTAAAAGGCGTCCCACAGCCCGCGCTGCACGAGTTCTCCAACCAGCCCATCGCCTACCCGGCGGGTCTGTAGCCCGTCCACAGCGGCATATTCTGCTTCTCTACCTTGGAGCTTCCCGAGGTGCTTCCACGCGCCGTAGTCAGAGTAGAACGGTGCCCAGAACCCCAACCCGAGAGGCAGGTCGCTCTGCCGGTGCTTGGCCGCCCACATGAGGTCGAGCCATTCGCCGCCGACCTGATAGCCGTGCAGGAGAATCCTGCTCCGGTCGTACCACTTGTTCCAGAGGTACTTCACTCCTGGCGCTGCGAGGAGTTTGGCAATCAGCGGCCGGTAGGCTTCATGGTCCGGGACCGTGATCCCTTCATCCGGGTTGCAGGAAAAGTTCCAGCGGGTGATTTCGGTGGAGGTGTCATCGGCGGTGAGTTCACCTTCGTCGCGGCCACCGGCCTTGTCGTTGGTTTCGATGTCGACGGCGAGGGGGACGGCGTCGGGATCAACGGAGGACGCAGCCAGATAGCGTTCGACCCAGGCAGCGAAGAAGTCCACAGGCGGGTCTTGCAGCACGGACACCGGCCGCCGAGTAATTCCGCCGTCTCGGACGAGACGCTGAGCAATGCTGAGGTCGAACCGCACCACATCGAGCAGGTTAAGCGCCCCTCGTTGGAGGTGAGATGGATGGAATGTCGGAATGACCCAGAATCGATCGGCGGGATCTCGATGTACAGTTCCGTGAAAATCTTGGACACGGACGCCTGAGTACCCTTGGAGTCCGAGGACCGTTCTGAGCGCCGTCCCGCCCAACGTAACAACGACTTTATGGGGTTCATTCAAGGTCTCCGAGAGGTACTGAGAACAGTGGTTGATCGCCGAGAATTCCCACGGGGCGCCTTCGAGCCAGTCCTCGGGCGGACGGCAAGATAGGCAATTGTGTACCCGAACATTGTCCCGTTCGAGGGAGGAGCGCCGGAGGATCCGGCCGAAGAGCCCGCCTGCAGCGCCGATGAAGGGGATGCCTTCGATGGCCTCATGGTATCCGGAAGATTCTCCTATGAAGAGGAGCGGCGCAGTCGCGGGACCGGACGCGGGCACGAAGCCGAACCCGGCCTTGTGGAGATCGCAATTGGTACAACCCAGACCGCCATTGGGTCCGTGCGTCGGCTTCGTATACTTAGGAAGCACGACGGTAATTGACAAGGTACTTCTTCATGTACGCTTGCCGCTCCGGACGAAGATGTCGGGGAATTGGATTTGCTGGATGGTGAATGCGTGCATGATCAGCCGCAGAGACAACCACCAGATTTTCTAATCTCTGATCAGTATAGTTACCGTTCCTGTGATGTACGTGTTCCTCTCGGCACAGTCTGCGTCCGAGATGTCGTTCCATCTTTCGACGGGCTTGTTGGCGAGCAGACCGCCAATGCTTACTCGTAGGTGGTCGACGGAGACGCGCGGCGCTGCTTTTGTCCCGAATAATGTCTTTGCAAACCTTACATACTATTGTCTCACGACAGCCCATCTGTGCGGCTACCTGTCGTGTACTTAAACCAGAAGCGTACAGATCGCGCAGCATACGGCGATTGACACAGTACGTCCTGCCCTGAAAGCGCTGACCGCGCGGTTTTTGGAGCTTAGGTAGCATGGCCGTAGCGGACGCGCATAGATGCATGAGTTGTCTGGTGCCGCCGGTTTGACCACATCGGACCCGTACGTATCGTCGCCCGGTTCATGAGGTTGATCACACCACCGCAGTTGAATGTCTCCTGCATCGCTTCCCACATAGGCTCGTCTACATGATCTAGGGCATCGTGCAGTTCCCACGGACCGCCGCGCAGCGGACGCCAATAGGTTTCGTACCATTCCATCCGAAGGTACACATTCGGATAGTAGGAGGAGAGTGTAAGTGGCGGGAGAGGTTTCTGGAGTTTCGGAAGCATCTAGCCTCCGTACCACCGCTGAGATCGTCTCCCCGCACTCCCGTCCCGACTGGGATTGTCCGCGATATTCCCGACCGCGCGCTCTTGGCCGTCGGTCACGATCCTGGTCCGCTCGACTGACGCGAGAATCCCACGGAGGGTACCCCCGGCATATTCGTACTCCACGCCGACGAGCATGCCTTTGATCTTCTGTACCATCTTCTCCCACGGCCGGGTTGCCACCGGGAGCTGCGAGTTCGCCTGCGCGGGGTCGTCGCGGAAGGGGAGATCCTTAGTCATCCGTCGTTGCCGTGGCCTCTTGTGTCTTGCAGACCATCGACGTGTGAAAGTCCGCTGCCGACGCCGATACGCACGCCGCGAGTAATTCGGGATGTGCGTGCGCGTAACCCTTTCCCAAGGCTCCGTCAATGTACTTAATCGCCGCGAGCAGGTACCCCTGTACTGTCATGGGGGCCTGTCTCATTAGGGTGTCGTAATCTGCGCTGATCATTTGCTTCATCCTCCCTTTCAGCCAGTGTGACTCCCGTCCGCGTGCGTCCTCAGAATCTCCCGCGCTCGCTCAACGGACCCAGCCAGCGCGCGTGAATCATGTTCCTTGCAGTAGGTCGTCGGCGGGAGCTGGAGTCCCTTCGCCCGGAACTCCAAGTAGGCAAGGAGCGGCTCGGCGTAGTAGGTACATCCGCACGGGGCGGTCGTCAGCCGCGCGCCGCGCATCGGGCAGGGAGGAGGGAGGAGATCAGCCACTGTCCTTGCCGTCCCCGAGCGCGAGCCTCCCGCCACCTTGGATTCTCGATGTGAGCACACTCCCAATTGTCTGCCCGTTCGCCATAACGACGAACGCCCTGAACTCTTCCTCGTAGATCGAGATCCCAGCGTCCACGGCTTCCAGCTTGGCCTTGATGACTAAGTAGAGCTGACGCCAGCGAGACCGTTCGAGCTGACCCTTGGCCTTTGCGGACTTTTCGGCGTTGCGTTGTCGTCCGGCCTTGGAGATGCCGTAGCTCTCCGGCGCCATCGGTGGCAGCGTGAACCGGATCGTGACCTTGTTCAGACAGAACTGGATCCGCTCGCCGCCGGTCTCGTCCCAGCCCGAGGCAAATTGAGACGCCCCGCGCAATTTGAGCATGGACTCGATCTCTTGTTTGGATCGCGCAATTGAGACATTGGTGTCCTGTGCGTAGGGGCTCATTTGAAACTCCAATATCTCTCCGTCGGTACCCACGGCCCCACGTACCCAGGATTGGGTTTCCAGATGATCACGCAGGAGTTCACGCCGGCATTCTGCGCGGGGGAGCCATCCGGGCGGAGGAAGGAGAGGCGGTACGGGAAACGCCGGACTTCCATTGCGGCATGGCCGGACCACTCGTTCGCTGCAAGACGCTCGCCCATGATGTTCTGTTCGTATCGATGGCCGTAGACGAACTCCCGAAACCAGCCTGTCTGTGGTGCGAACGGGAACAGGCCGTAGGTCGTAAACCCCCTGATCGACTCCTCGTAGGCTTTCCGTGCCCAGTTCTCCACCAGCATCGCCGGGTCTTTGGTCGCGCGGTACTTCTTGCGAGAGTAGGGCGGGTTGAGGAATCCGGGCGGTAACTGCCGTAGGTCATCGAGGTCATTGAACGACTGTACCAACGCCGTCCAATCAACCGAGAGCGCGTCGGGGGTACTGACGCCCGATCCAGGACCGAGCCATCGGTGCCTGTCGTCGCTCTGATTATTGCGCGTGCAGTAGTTCTGCGCGTTCGCTGCGAGATCGATGCAGAACTTGACCTCCCTGTCGAGGGCTTCGAAAAGCTCCGGCGGCGTCCGCCAGTTGCTCTCGTCAGAGGAATGAATGATCTGCTTATCGTGTACGTCCACCGAACTCCCCCTGAATCGGCTCGTAGGTATGCTCTCGCTCCCGCTCCTGCTTGGCCTTGAACATCGGCCCGTGCAGGAACAACCGCGTCACCCCGTAGACGAGCGCGGCCTGCACCGCGCAGACCGCGACGACGGCCCAGGCCACAGTGACGATCACGTCGTGGGGATCGATCACAGCCATCTCCTGATCTTAGGATCGACCACGATCCTCTTCTCGAATTGCTTCACATTGCCGACGAGCCGCAGCCCTTCAGGCGTTCTCGCGCGAGACATGGCCACGTACAACATCGAGGGCTGCGTCCAGAAATGACTGTGGAACATGACTTGGACATTGTCGAGTGAGAGACCCTGTGATCGGTGACAAGTCGAGGCGTACGCCACTCGTACGGGAGTGTACGTAATACTCCCTAGCACGTCCTCGCGCGCCACCTTCACGCCCTTGTTCCCGGTGGCTTTGGTTCTCTGCCGCGTCACGGATTGCACGGTGACCTCGCCGCCCCGATGCAGCTCGACCCTCGCCCGTCCGCCGCCGTCCTGCCCAAGATAGATCCCAAGATCCCCATTCGCGTAGATCATCGGCCATTCGTGCGGCTCCAACCCGTCGACCTTCTCGCGGCGGTTCGCTAGGATCATGACCAAGGCTCCGGGTTTGAGGATGAGTTTTTCCGGGATGTGCTTCCACGCCGGATCCCCTTGGCCGGTGCGCTTGGCGAGGTACTCGTGCTCAGGCGTCGTCAGTTCCAGCATCCGCACGGCGTTGTATCGATCGACCTCGTCGTTCTTGGCGAGGATGGTCGTCCCATTGAAGTCGCGCTGCTCGTAGGGCTGGATTCTCGTACTGAAGTAGGCGAGCGCGTGGCCGATGTCTCCACGGCGTACGGCCTGGAGCGCGGCCACAAACGAGGCGTCGGCTTGGCGGCGCGGCTCGGTTAGCGTGATCATCCCGGCCTCGAAGCGTTTCCATGCGGGGCGCTCGAACACAAACGGCGCGTTCACCGGCGGGAGCTGCGCGAAATCTCCGATGAGGGTCATCCCGAGCGGCGCTTCGTCCCGGCCGGCGCGGGTCTCGTTGAGTTGATCGAGCGCGAGGCAGAGAATGTCGAGCTGGCGTCCGTCCATCATAGAGACTTCGTCCAGGTAGATCCGCCGAAACCCTGAATCCGCGATCTTCCGCAGGGCGACGTTCAGTTTGCCTACTTCGTACTGTGTACGGAGATCCGCGGTGTCGTAGTACCAGAGCAAACTATTTATCGTACACGCGCCGATGTTCACCGCCGCGATCCCGGTCGTTGCGCAGAGAATGACGTCGTCGCAGGTGTCGGCGTCGAGCCGGGCGAGGGTGGTTTTCCCGGTGCCTGCCGTGCCCATGATCGCCGCCCAGAGCGGGTCGTCGACGTTCTCTACAGGCGGCGGGGCAGGCATCTCGCCTGCCGGAGCATCGTCACGAAACCCAAGATCGTCGGTCACCGCAGATTCACCCGGCTCGCCCGCCACCCCTTGCGCGTGTTGGCGTAGACCACGGTGACCTTGTCGTCGGGTTGCAGATCCTCGAAGGCCTCCTCGCCGCCGAAGCTTGTCTTGTGGAAGAAAATCTCCGTCTTGCCGTCTTCGAGCAGCACGAACCCGAAGCCTTTGTCGGCGAGGATCCTCCGGACGGTCCCGTTGACCGGGCCGATGTCCGCCGAGGTCGGTTCACGATCGTTGTCGTTGGTACGCGCAGCAGCACGGTCAGCCATCGCAATGTTCTCCTACGGTTCGTCGTCAAATTCGGGCGGCGCGCCCGGGCTGTCCGGTGCCGCAGGTTCCTCAGTGTCAACCGCCGTCCCCGGCGGGAGGACGATGAGCGGCGCTGATCCGGCCGGAGCGGGCGGGGTTTCCGCTTCTGCGCGCTGGTCACCGTTGTCCGCCGCTTGCTCCGCTGCCGTACGCGGCGCCGCCACCATGATCAAGAGATCCACCGGGAGCCGGTCCATCGCCGGAAGCGTGACCTCGCAGAGGAGTTTGACTTGGTGCAGCCCGGCCTGTGCGCGAGGGTCGAGCACCGGGGCCACGTCGGCGACCGTGAAGACCAGATCGATCGGTGATCGGTAGACGACCTGCGCGCCGGGGATCAGCACCCGGCCGAAGCGGTCGAGGATTTTGGCCGACGCGGCGGTATCGACGAGGAGTTGCTTGCGGCGGCGCTGATTGAACTCTTCGTCTCTGCCCACTTAGCGTACCTCCCTTGACTTCGGTTCGCCGTCCTTCATGAGGGTCTGCTTGAAGACGACGTTTCCCGCCGTGTGGAAAATGACGATCCCCTCAGGCTGCATGAAGCCCGGCACCGCTTTCGATCCCGCCACCGCGAGCGCGTGCAGCGTGTCGGGGATCGCGAACGGGCTGAATTCGCCTCGGTAGAGTATCGGAACCAACCCAACACAGGGCGGCAACACCTCCTGGTATTTCTCCACGCGCGGATCGTTCACCTTGAGACGTTGCGGCGTCTGACCGTGAAGCACCCATCGCTGCACGTTGAACAGGCTGAACCGCTTCTCGCCCTTCTGTAGACCGTAGCCACGCTGGATGTCGCTGCCCCACCATTCTCCGAAGTGACGCCCCGGCCCGAGCGTCAGCAGCTCGTCACGGTGAACCGTGGCCCAGAGAAGGAACCCGACGTTATCTCCGCTCTCCGGCGTCAGCCAGCGCGTCCGCGATCCGACATGCATCGTCACGCCATCGTCCTCGATCCCGATCACGCCGTTTGTGCCATCGATCTTCTCGGTGATGATGATGTCACGGGCGAATCGTGCGATCTTCGGAAACTCCAAGAAGTCCATTACTTTGGCACTCCTGCGTAACTGAGAAACATGAACCGGCCCGACGTGGAAGCTGTTGGAGGAATCAGGGTTACCCCTAGACGCCTCTAGCGATCTTGGAACGTCAGGGTCTCGGTCCGTCAAAATCCACGCCCGGGCGCGTATTCCTACTTGTCCTACCCCCGCTGACGCCCGCACCACTCTCCGGACCGGTTCAACCCTAGTCCTGTGACGGCAGCTCCCCGCCGGTGACCTCGCTCGTGCCCTTCTTCCTGCGCAGCTTCCTGACCTTCGCCACCGGCGCTGCCTGTGCGGCCTCGCCGCTCGGCATCTCGATCTTCTTCCCGCGGCGCTTCCTCGGCTTGGCCGCCTTGCGCCCGGCCCTGATCTTCTCGCTGCGATCCGCCGACGCCGCGCGCCGGGTTTTCACCGCGTCCTTGATCAGTTCGAGCGCCTGTTCGACTTCGGCCAGCGGTGCGGAATTGGCGAATCGCACGACGCGGGTCATTTCTGAGGTGGTCTGTCTGGGCATCTGCATCTCCTCGTAGTCGAGTGAACCGTCGTTGATCCGATCTGCGTGGTCGCCCACCGCTCAGCCCGTGATCGGTGGCAGAAACTGCTCGATGCTCGGAAACCCCCGCAGCACCGCGCCGCAGTCGCAGTCGATCTCGAACACGACCGCGCCCTTCTCGTCCTTGAAGTCCTTGGTGTAGTACCTGACCCCGCAGCCCGTGGTCCCCTGCGGGTCTTCGATGGACCCACTCGCCTGCGCCCGTTCCTGCACCTCGATCGGGACCGGCAGGTTCGCGGCCTGCAACCGCAGGACTTCGGCCGCTGCGTCAACGTACCGCGCCTTGTCCTGACGGCAGTTGCCCTGCAGCCCGGTCTTGAGCTGCACGAGGTGCCCGGCGTGCGCGCAGATCGCGGCGTACCACTGCTTCGTGGTGCCGACGACAGTGGCCCGGTCCTTGAGGCTCTCACGGAGGAGATACGTCAGATCCGCGACGCTCGGCGCGTCGCTCCCTTTCTTGCCGCGCTTCCTGGGCGAGCTGGAGATCGTCGCCGCCAGCCCGTCCCCATCGTGCGGACCACCGACGACCACGAGCGGGTGCTCACGGGTGAACTTGAACCGGATGCGCTGGATAGGTTTCCCGCCCGCGATCTCGTTGCCGTCCTTGTCCTTGGGCGTCTCGTCGTACAACTCGTAAAGCTGCGCGACGTTGGCCGGGATGCGGAAGAGATAGCCCCCGGGCGGGAGCGGCGGCGCGAAGCTCCCCATCTGCGGCGGGAGATCGATGTCCCCCGGAATCGTGTCGACGACGTCGTCTCTGAACATCGGTGTGTCGGTCATGACTGCTGTCTCCTCGGAAAAGTACCCCTATGATGTCTTCGCCCCGGCGGGGGGTGGAACCGCCGGCCGCGCACGCGCCCGACTCGGTCGAACCGGAGCCGCGACCGGGCCCGTCGGCGGCGTCAGCAACGCGGGCGGAGTCTGCGGACCCTGAACCCCCGTCGGCAGCATCGCCGCCGGGCCAGCAACAGGAGCCGCAGGTCCGCCCGTCGGCACCGGTTGGGCGACCACCGCCGGACCTGCCGGAGACGGCCCCGGTGCCGAACTTGGACTTGGCAGAGAAATCGTAGGAGCCTGCACCGGCGGCGGCAAGGCTGGCCGTCCGGCTGCACGGCCGCGCGCTCGCGAAACCACCGCCCCGGCCGCGCCCTGCGGGACGACCGCTCCCGCCGCCGAGATCATCGCCGGGCCGGTCCCGAGCGTGGTCTCCTCGACCACTTCCTCCTTGTCGTCATCCGCGAACGGCTGGAACGCCGGAGCGTCCTGATATTTCGCCGCGTCCTGCCGGGTATTCCGCTCCAGCGCGACGTCCAGCGTCCGGAAGAAGTACGCCAGCGAGAACGTCGTGAATGGCTGCTCGCCGTCCTGGTCCTGCAAATACGGCGGGACAAACGCGCCGGGGTCGGCCCTGGTCTTCGCGACATGCGGGATGTTGCCCTCCAAGAGGTTCATGTGCGTCTCGGTGTAGAGACGGTAGACATCCCGACCCTTCTCATCCTTCTCCTTGGTGGAGTTCAGGCAGTTGCCGAACCAGCTCGGGACATCGGCGGTCTTCGCGTTGCCCGCGATCTTCGGCCCGAAGAGCGGGATTCCTTTCCCTTCGTCTGCCGCGCGCAGCTCGAGAAACGTGAAGATCGGCGGCATCGTCTGTCCGGGAATGGTCCGGGCGTTCTTGATCCACTGGTAGGCCCGGTTCTGCGCGAAGCCGTAATGCGCCCGGTTGTTGCTCCCGAATGACATACTTCCGGAGACAATCGTGTTGATCGCGCCTTTTTCGCCACCGAGATCCTTGCGGTTCGCCATGTCCGCCATGACGCCTTCTTCGAGCGCGGTCATCGAGTCGAACGCCCAGAGCCCGACGTGCTTGAACCCGGGGGAGATCACGGTCTGCTGATCGCACTTGGACCAGTTCGCCGGGGAGGTGATCTGCTGACACGTCGGGCAGGCGACCTGGAACCCGTAAAGGTTTCTCCCATCGGTGAGGGTCCGGACCAGATGCCCGCTCGGGCAATAGATCGACCAGCGTTTCACGCGCGGTGCGATAAGCCGGACATGCGGGTCGGCGTAGCCGGTGTAGGGATCGGAGATCGTCTCCGGCCAGTACCCGAGCGAGACCAGCTCGAAGGTCTCGAACGGCTCGATGTGCGTGGTCGGGTTGTAGACTTGCGCAATCCCGAGACGGATCAGCGAGAGCAACTTGTTGCCGAAGCCGCCCAGATCCACCGTGAGCACGCGCGAGAGACGATGATACGTCTCCCAGTTGTACTCGATAGCGGTACAGAGGAGCCGGGTTTTTCCGGTGCCGGTGTCGCCGTAGACACACGTTGCGGCGTTGGCTTGGGAGCCGAGCGAGAGCAGTTCGGCGAGCCGATCTTCGGCGGCTTTGGCTGCGATGTCTTGCGCGGGCAAGGCGGGTAAAACTGCAACAGCCTCCGCCATCTGCGAAACAGCGTCGTTGGTCATGATCATAGCCTATCCATTAACTCCTCAATCGGTGTGACATCGAGCGCGTCGACCACGGCGCGCAAATTCTTGAACATCTGGTCAGTGTTCCCGCCCGCGAGGGCTTTCCCGATGCCCAGCCCAAGGAGTTGCAGCGTGATCAGATCCTTGGGTTCTTCGAGCGGGTTATACCCCTCGCCCATGATCGCGTTGAGCATCTTCAGCCCTGACAGGCCGAAGTCGGCCACGAGTTGATCCACTGGGAGAGGCATGTTTTTCACCACGACCACGACCGCGACCCCGACCACGACCACGACCACGACCGCGACCGCGACCCCGACCGCGACCGCGACAGCGACCACGACCGCGACCGCGACAGCGACAGCGACCGCGACCCCGACCGCGACCGCGACCACGCCTCCGACCGCGACCGCGACCACGCCCCCGACCAGTCGAAACCCATTCGCAGAATCGCGGCGTTCACTTCTGCGACCGCGATGCGATCTTGATCTCGACGGCGTCGATCACTGAACCGCGCCCAACGAGCACGCGACCGTCGGGGAACGGCTCGACTTCGCCGAACGCTGCTGTCTTCAACGCATCTGAGAATCGCCCAGTATCTGCAATCCACGCGGCGTCTTCGAGCACGAGTTCGTGTTCGGTCACGGCCACCAGTCGTCCGGTGTCGATCATGGTGACGGTTCGGATGAGGTAGTTCTTGCCGAGTTCCCACGCGTTGTTGTCGTCAGCCGGACGCGGAACTCCCAGCGTCGCCGAGAAAATCCGTGCGAGTTCCCGTGCTTGTCCGAGTGTCAGATCGTTGATGTCCACGACGGCCATACCACCCTCCAAATCTTCGTTATCCTTCGCCATGTTCGCCGGTAACTTCGTGCCGCGGCACGGCGCCACCGACCGCCTCGTGCGGGACCATCACTTTGCGGCGCAAGCCCCGGTCCGGTCCACTCGGCTGTTGCTGGCGCAGCGTAGGGCGAGTGGGGGTACCATCTCCGCCTCCGCCTCCGCCTCCTCCGCGCAGACTCTCCGTGAGTTTGGCAAGTTCGCTAAGGACGTCCACGCCGGACACGCGTTGTTCGAGCTGCGAGAGGCGTTCGATCGCGTTGCCGAGTTCGTCGACCATCGACTGCACTTGCGTAGAGAGTTCGTCGAGGGTCTTGAGTTTGTCGGCGTCGGCGAGCGGAGCGGTAAGAGCATCGTAGATTAGCCGCAGCGCGTCCTCAGGACTCGCCACCTCGCCTTGCAGGAGGATCGGTTCGATCCCCTGCATTTCAAGCGAGAGGTCGAACTTGCCGTCGCTGCGCTGCGATGCGATGATCTGGATGCCGAGATCAGCCACGGAACGGCTCCCGATTCGCCAGCGTGTCCGGGATGCCCTTCGCGTAGTCGGTCACCGGCGCCGGCGCATCGCTGCCGGTCGGGATGTTCGTTGCGTGCCGGGCGACGCGGATCTGCTCCGGGTACTCGTGCAAGGTCACCGCGGTGATCGACTTCTCGCGGTCGATCTGCCTCGTGCCGTGGATGGACTTCCGGACGGTCTCCTCGACCCAGCGTTGCGGACCGCGGTACTCGATGATGCGGAGCACGCGGACCTCGGCGGAGCCTTCCTTCATGAAGAGTTTGGCGTCCTTCTCGGCGAGGTCCATGCCACGTCGGGCGCGATCTCGCTCGTCTCGGGTCTGGAGGAGTTGCTGTTCCAACTCCTGCACGAGTGCCCGCGACGGCCGCCGCACGGTCGTTGCCTTCCCGTCCTTGCCCCGTTTGACGTCTCCTGGCAACTCCACGCGATTACGTCTCCTCACTCTCCACCTCTCCCTCTTCTTCGGCCATCCCATGATCGGGCTTCAGGCCGCGGGCACGCATTTGATCTTCTTCTGACTGATGATGTGGTGCCCGGTACACAAACAACCCGCTCGCAATCGGATCCTGCCACCCCTCCTGCTTGAAGCACAGCGGCTGGAAACTGCACGGGTGGTCCGGCCCGAACGGGTCGCAGTTGTAGCTTCGCGGGATCACCGTCTCCACAAACGCCTGGTACTCCGGGTCCGCCCAATGCTTCCCGTTCGCCAAGCTCCAGTCGTACACCTGCCAGAGCCGATCCTGCCAGAGCCGCTCTTCCACGACGAAGCTCCGGACCACCGAGTCGATCATGTCGGTGCGCTTGGGAATCGGGCCAATCGCGTGGAGACACTTCGCCACGGTCATCGGGGCATGCACGGCCCAGTGCTGAATCCACCATGCCATCCGGGAGATTGATGGGTCCGGGAAGGCATCCGGCGGCGCGTCCCAGAGCGAGATGCGGCGCGGGGCGTCCTTTCCCTTGCCGGGAGAGTTCTTCAGCCCTTCGGTGTCGTACCAGTTGAATTCCGGGTGCCATTCCGGGACCGACCCCGGGCCGGTCGCGGGACGATAGTACCCGTAGCACAGAAAGCTCTGTTGACGCTTGGGCTTCCCTTCCCCGTAGGGATAATCTTCCTTCCGCGCGCCCTTGACCAGCCCTTCAACCCAGACATGGGAGATGTTGATCCCGTACCTGCGCTCGGCGCCGAGAATCCCGATAATGAGCTGTTGCTTGCGCTCGTAGCCTTCGGCCCACGCGCGCTTGGCTTGGGACGTCGTTTTGAACTCGATGTAGGCGTAGGTGCCGTCGCTGCGGCGGCGGGCCAAGCAGTCCGGCTTGGATTGCAGCCCAATCCCTGTGCAGTCGCGGGCTTCATGGTCCGCAAGTTCGCCGATCCCGGACCCGATGCCACAGGTGCAGTCGAGGACGTGCATCTCCTCGGTTTGGGAATCGGTGAGTTCGTACGCTTCGAGGATCTGCGGGAGCCGAACCAAGCACCATGCCCAAATGAGACCTTCAATCAGGCAACTCTGCTCGGCCACCAGCAGATTGAGCCGGGCGAGGGTATCGGGATCATCGGCCGCGAGGGTCAGCACGCCGCGCTTGGCGATGACCGCGTGGTACTGCTCCACGGCCAGTTCCGCGGCCCAGGTGATCACTTCGTACGTGGCGTGAGTCGGCTGCGTCCCTGACGATTTCCGCGCGTCGATAATCCACTGACAGACTGAGGAGAGCCCACGGTCGACGTAGATCCCGGTAGCGAGCGGGACCGAGAGGGCTTTGCGCGAGAAGCCGTAACCGTAGGGGCCGGCGTGGTACTCCTGGAAGCGCGCAAACGGGCAGAATTGGGTGCCGCGTTCAAAGCGGGAGCGATCAGTCAGCCAGAGGATCGAAGCCACGGCTACTTGGTCTCTTCCGTGCAAGGGCGAATCGGTACGGAGGGGCCGCCGATCGTTACTCCCTTAGCAATACAGGGTACTTCACTCGTGCTCGGAGTATCTTCGTAGAGTTTCGGGCCTACAATCTCCTGCGGCCCGGCCAGCTCGAACTCGGCCACGAACACCGCGCCGGTGACAATCCGGCATCCCTCGACATCCTTGACGATCCAGTCGCCAACGCCGCACCAGTGCAGGCTACCGCCTGTTCCCGGCCCGCGTACGCCCAGCGGCCCTCCGGGGGGCACGGGAGACAACGGCGAATCCGGGAACATGAACTCCTGCACCTCGCGCAGGTTGGTCCCGTTCCACGAGATCGCGGTTACCGTCGAGGATTTACGCCGGAATGTTTGTGGTACCATTTGAGAACTCCTCCGCGACCTTCACAGGTCTCTACAGGTATTTCGTAAAACCGGGCGACTCTACAGGAACCTTATCGGGTTGTCAAGGGGTGTGCAGTAGCCCCGGCCTGCAAGTCCTCTTTCAATTCCTGCACCCGCGCCAGCACCACCTTGACATTCTCCACGCTCAAACAATCGAACACCGTCTCTAGGACCTCCGCAAACGCCCGCGCTTCGTCCGGATTCGCTGCCTGCATGGTCCAGCTATTCCCCGGCCAGCCCTTGTACTGTTCCTCGTCGGGGTGCCAGAGATGCAGCGCCGTCCGGATACGAATCGGTTGCCGCCGGGCGGTGACCACGCGGTAGATTTGCTGGAGCCGTTCCTCGGCGAGCGCGGTACGGTTCTTCACCACATGGCCGAGCGGGGGCGAAGGTTGCTCGGCGCCGAGCGATTCAGTCAGGAGGTCTGGGGTGCGGTCGTCGTCAGGGTCTTTGGCCACGGATACGGGATAATCTAGGCGAACTTGGCCGGGTTGTCAACCCACAAAATAGCAGACCAGCAAAATTCTCAACCCCTGCCGGTTGGGGCTTGCTCAGGATCCCTGAAGGGTATATCGTCGCGACTTCTGCTGAAGAGTGGATGCAGCGTGCGCCCACCCGCACGACGCAACATCGACCGAGAGGCCGAAAGGGTCCGCCAAGGCTCTCCCCTCTTCAGCCCCTAATTTCCAAGAGGCCACCGATGCTCCTGCTTCCTCAGGAGACCGGCCGGTGACGGAAAGACTACGCCACCGCGCCCGGTCTCGTCAAGTATCACGTCAAGAAATTGACACACCTGATCCGCCGCTCACCGCGGCGGAAGTCTCGTCCACCTCTCGGATACCCCCGCCGCCTGCCCCAGCGCCCGCGCCTGCCTTCCCGGACCCGATCCCCGACGTGATCGCCTTCGGCTCCTTGACGATGTTCGCAGGCCCGCCAGGAGCCGGGAAGACCACACTCCTCGTCGATTGGTTCCGACGCTGGCTCCACGGCGAGCCGATCTGCGGGAAACCCACCAACCCGCCGACTGCCTTGGGGCTCCTCATCGCTGATCGGCAAGCCACCGGCTCCCGTAAATGGCTGGACGCCGTTGGTTTAGGCGACCAAGTCAAGGTCTACTGCATCGCGGACGACCCATCCTTCCCGATCAACGACCTGAAAGTCTCCACAAAAGTCATCGACATCTTCAATAGGTCAGTTGACCAACTTCAACTCCCGCCCGGCGCCCTCCTCGTAGTCGACCCGATCACCCCGCTCTTCGTCGTCGGCCGGCCAAACGAACAACGTGACGTCGCGCTCTCGATGCTGCACTACTCGCGTATCTCCCGTCAGCGCCAACTCACGATGGTCTTCACAGGGCATTTCTCTAAGCAACCCGGCAAAAAGGAAGATCGCTACGCCCGGCCGCAGGACCGCATCGCGGGGTCTGTGTCCTTTGTCGGCTACACCGATACCCAGGTCTACCTGATTCCTCCAGAGTCTGACCAGCCTGCGCACGAACTTGGGTGGGTACCGCGCCATGCGCCGGAGGAGAAGTTCTACTTCACCCGCGGCGCGGACGGGTTGTTCATTCCCTACGACGATGTTCAAGGGCTTGCGGAGCAGGAGGTCCGCGAGAACGCCCAGTGCGTCGCGGCCATCCTCGCGTCCGTCCCACTTGAGCCGGAAATGATTCCATTCAAAGAGGTTGTGGACCTAATCATGACCACAATCGGTCTTCGACGGGTACGCATCTTTTTCTACCGGAACTGGTTGATAGAAAAGGAGATGCTCCTCGTTCCCAAGCGCGGATACGTCTCCCGCCCCGCCCCTCCGGAGGGGGGAGATACGGTGAACTAACTCACTTAAGTACCTCTAATACATAGTACTTAAAGGTTAAATAAGAGCGACTGAACAACGGTGAACAACTGAACAAACTTGTAAGGAAGTCGTATTGTTCACTGAACTGGGAGTTTGTTCAGTCAGGCCACTGAACAATTTAAGTACTAGAACAATAAAGAGATAGAGAGTTTGTTCACTCATTTTAGGGGGGTGTCTAGGGGTAGGGCTTTCGGAGGGTACTTGTTCACCGGGGGGTTAGTGGACAAGTGAACAAGGCTATAAATCCAATAGATAAAACGAGATAGCCCAAATTCGCTTAGCGCCCTTAGTCGCGGGGGTCCGGTTCCTTGGCCATCTCGGCCGCTCGCGCGTCCCGATCGCAGCGCCAACAGAGGGCGGGCACTGTGATCGGGGTCGTATTGTGCTGATACGCCTCCAGGCTCGGCAATTTCCACCCATCGGGGCGTGCGTCTGCGACAGCGGTAGTCCGTCCGCACTTCGTACATCGGGCTTGGTGATCTGGCCAGAATTCGTTGCTCATGGTCAGAACCCGCACTTTCTCAGCATCTCGCGCAACAGGCACGAGAGGCAGCAGCGTTGGGGCCAGTACTCCATTGGCTGACGTTTGCAAATTTGGCAGATTCTCATAGTCTCACTCCCATTTGCACGTACATCCACGCTGCGGACCCGGCGCGTACTCGCACATAGCCGAGTGCCCCACCACAGAATTCCACGCGGCAGACGGTTGCCAGCGCAGGCAAGAGCCATTCGGCGTTACAGGAGAACTCGCAGGAGCCGCTTACAGAAACTGGGATCGTCTCGGAGGCTTCGCATGTATAGTCCGCCGGATGATAGGTGTACCCGGTAATTACGAGATCCTCTTCTTCCTCCTCCGCCGCCTTGACAAACTTCACATAGCCCTTGTCCGCACAGGTCAGCACCCGACGCAGGGCCATCGGGAAGCCTGCCGGTTCACTCATGAAAGACAACTCAGCCGGGGTGCTCACGTACGCCCCGAGCTTCAGATCCTTGCCTTGTTCTTTGGCGGGGATGGCCAAGAACCTGTGGCCATCGGTTGCGACAACGGTCCAACCTGCGTACGTCAGTCCGACGATCCCGCCCGGAGGATTGGTCTCCTGCTTCATGGATTCCGTCAGCGTCGCAATGATCTGTGCGTCGGTCTGCCTCTGTGGTTTTGGCGCAGGCGGGATCTCGGTAGTCTTGGGTCGTGGGCTGCGCGAGTACTGTAGCGCCGCCTGCGCATTGAGTTTGCCCCATTCCTCCGGAGTCAGCCCACGCGCGAGCGCAGCTCTCCAGCAATCCTCACAATAGAGCGTACCGTACTTCTGGTACGTGGCCTCCGCATGTGCGCATTTCTCGATCATACCTTTTCTCCGTGTCCATGTACCGGACACCCTGGGTGTACTCCTAGTACTCCTAGTACTCCTGGTACTCCTGGTACTCCTATCTCAGTACATGTACACCCTTGTACAAGTACCACATTCCTATCCTTGCTTGCGGCTTGGCGCTTCTTCTCTTCGACCAGAAACCCGCCGGCTTGTGCTCTTAGTGCGAGTGCTTGTCTATAGTTCGGCCGCGCGTCTCCAGCGCCGCGATCTCCAGACGGGGCAATCGAGAGCGGCCAAGCGAGGACGCCTAAGCCGAGTATCAACTTGCAGGCGGTACACTCGAAGCGTTGCGTGGTCCGGTCCCAGCCGCCGCGACCTCCGCGCGCACGGCCGGCGATGACCGTGCCACAGCGCGGGCACTCGATGTCCAGGTCGATGATTCGGGCGAAGAAGCGCGAGGCGGGAAGCCGATCCTTAAACATGAGGTTTCCGCACCTCCCATTCCGCAGTACGCTGACGGCTGACTTCCGAATCCTCCCAGTACTTGATCGGACAGTTCTCCCGGCATTCCTTGCAGAACCGTGAGCACGGCTCGCCATGTCGAGGATCCCAGCAGTACTTGTTCTCCGGTAGTGCTACGCGTTTCTCATCCATGTCCTCATCCTCCTCGCTTGCTCTTGAATATTCTCAGGTACCTTCCCCTTGATTATCTGATCTCCCTCCTCCGGATTCATCAGCACGATATAGAGTGGCGCAAGCACTTCCCCCCTCCCCAGTGCCTCAACCCCCTCATCCCCAAGCAGCATCCAATAATTCTGTACCCCAGGATCGCTTGGCGCCCTTGGCACAGATCCTCCAGATTTGCTTGGCGCCCTTGTGGCGCGCGGCTTGCGCTGCTTGTCCTGGGCGTCGCAATAGGCACAGGGACCAGAGCAACAGGAAGGATCGTGTTCGGCGGGAGGGGTTTTCATGGGCGGGTTTTTATCACGGCCGGCCGGATGGCTTTGGGAGGACTCCGAATTCTTCGATGTGTGCAACGTCTTCGCTGATTTGATCGCAGCGACCGAACCGGCAACGGGAACGTACGCCGGTCTGGTGTAACGCCCATGTACGTGCGTCGACGCGTACGAGCTCGCCATTGCGGACAGCGATTACCTGGCCGTACTTCATCTTGCGCATCTGATAGTGTTCGCGCCAGTATTGCGGAGTTCGTTTCATAGTTGTCCGGCGTCCTTGAAACTCCAATATCTCTCGTGTCCAACGATGATGTGATCTTGGATCTCAATCCCCAGTAGCACGCCGGCCGTCTGCATCCGGACGGTCAGTGCTACATCGTCCGGGCTGGGCGTCGGATCTCCGCTCGGGTGACAATGCGCGAGTATGAGCGTGTGAGTATTGGTGATGATGGCCGGCCGGAATACCTCCCTAGGCTCGATGTTGACTCCGGCGAGCTGACCACGGGCGCATTCGTGGAAGGCGAGCACGCGCAAGCGGGTGTCCAAGAGGAGTACCGCGAATACCTCGGAGGGCTGGTCCTGCAATAGCGGGATCAAGATCGCTGCGGCGTCGCGCGGTTGTGTGCAGGCTCGGCGGTTGTCGTGGTCGACTCGGCGACCGGGGGCGTACAGGATTTTGAGTTCGCGGAGAATCATCGTTGAGCCTTGAGGTACAGGTAGCAGAGGACGCAGAGAAGTAGGCCGGACCCTACACGTTTGTACCCGATGCGTTGGCCGCAACATTGACAGATCATCAGGCTTCCCATGTGTCCAGTACCACGGCGGTACTCGCCAAGGTGATGATCATGATCTCCCGTTCCGTCATGGAGCCAAACGCCTGATCGATGACGTGGCCGGTACGGACGAACTTGAAGCGGACAAAGTATTTGGTCATAGCAGCATGACTCCTATCAGCCAGAGGTACCCCAGTACCCCTAGCGCGAGGATCGTGAGCACGTCAATGATTCTCTGCGCCTTAGAAGTCAATCGTCACCTTCTGTCCGGATGGCGGTTGCGGGATCGGCCTCGGGAGCAACCGCGCCATTGGCCCTTGGTTCGGCTGTTCCGGCGCCAGTGCAGGCGGTTCGACGGCTGGCGCTTGATCGCCCCGTTCAGCCGCGCGTACTGCGAGTACCCCAGCTATCTCAATCTGTACATCGCTGATCCTGGTAGCTGCCTTCGGCTCGATGCCGCGGCTCGCCACTGCGTACCCAGCGACATGGCGCGCGAGCCGAAGATCTTCGTCTGAGAGCAGGCCGTACACCACCACGTCGGCCGCGAGGATGTAGGCGAGGATCTGGGCGCCGTAGGTGTAGGCGGTGGACTCTGGGCCAGCGAGAGGCGGCGGGGGAAAGCCGAGCGCGTGTAGGATGGCGGCGGGCGTCATGCTTCTTGACTTTCGGTTTGTGTTGTGTACCCGTCGATATCTGCTGCTTCCATGTACTCCGTGAACGAAAGATAGTGCGTGTCGGAGACTTCTCCGCGTACATATGCGGCATCCAATGTACGCCATGCGTTCAAAGCGGCGCGTGCTTCGGCGGTGTTGCGATATACACGTACGATACGATCTTCCCAATTTACGACGACCAACAAGTACGCCATGTTTTCGTAACCTCCATTCCCGGCCGGAACCCTCGAATGACTCCGGCCGGGTGTGCAGGCGGCGAACGGGCTTACTCTGCGCTGGCGGCGCGTTCCTCGAAGTCGGCGTACGCTTCGAGGATCAACGCACGGACGCGGTTCTGTGTGCTGGCGTCGACGATCGGTCGCAGCAGGGCAAAGCTGCGCCGCTCGCCGTTGACGGTGTACTGGCGCGAGGGAAACGTCACGTTGCGGCCACCGTCGCCGCCGCGCCGCTCCCAGATGGAGAAGCCGATCAGCTTGAGGCCGTCAAGCGGGCCGTCACCGAAGTGCAGCTCGGCGTCGGCCAGCTTGCCGACAGGGTTCCCCTTGTCGTTCGGCGTGATCTTGATGGTCATGACTTCTCCTTGTGATCCAGTAGCGTGCACAGTTCCATGATCTGTGCCTCGTATTCGGCCGCCTCAGCCGCCCGAGCCGCCTCAGCCGCCCGAGCCTCAGCCGCCCCAGCCGCCCGAGCCTCAGCCGCCCGAGCCTCAGCCGCCCGAGCCGCCCAAGTCGCCCAAGTCGCCCAAGTCGCCCAAGTCGCCCAAGTCGCCCGAGCCTCAGCCGCCCGAGCCGCCCGAGCCTCAGCCGCCCGAGCCTCAGCCGCCCGAGCCTCAGCCGCCCGAGCCGCCCCAGCCGCCCAAGTCGCCCAAGTCGCCCAAGTCGCCCGAGCCTCAGCCGCCCGAGCCTCAGCCGCCCGAGCCGCCTCAGCCGCCCAAGTCGCCCGAGCCGCCCAAGTCGCCCGAGCCTCAGCCGCCCGAGCCGCGGATCGTTCGGTGCGATCCGTTCCGTCGATCCATCGTTGTGCCCATGATTCGACTGTGGCTATGCCACAGCTTCGCGCATGAGTGGTGATCACGCGCGTCAGTACCACGGTCTTCCACGCCTCGTATATTTCCTTCGGTAGTGCCGATTCTCGACAGGCCATCCATACGCGGTCCGCCGCCGGGATGTCGAGCGCGAGGATCTGTCTCAGCGTCAGTGATCGATGTCGGCCGAAGATCGCGCGGATGCGATCCTCGGAGTAGCAAGGGGACTCCGCGAGGACAGCCGCCACCGTCCAGGATTTGCGTACGCCCGTTTTGGACTTCGCCATGACTACACCGCTACCAGCTTCGCCCCACGCGCCAGCACTTTGGCCGCGAGCTGGTCGAGCAAGTACCGATCGTCCTGCCATTCGGTCGTCTGGCTGTTCCGTGTCGTCCCTTGCGCGATGCCCCAGAAGCTGCGCGGGCTGGCGTTCTCCTTCCGCTCACAGGTCTCGTACGCCTCGGTCGCCTGGTCCTTGGTGTAGCCGATCGCGCGGAGTTCGTCGACAACCGCGTCCTTGGTCGCGGCGAGCTCGTGGCTGATCAGCCCACGGATGATCGCCTCGTCTCGCGCGGCGCTCTGCTGCGTCCATTCACGCGCGATCGTGGCAATTTGCCGTATCACGTCTCGCAGTACGTGCGTACCGATGTGCCGGCGCCGGAAGGATCGATCCTTGCCGCTGCTCCAAGACATCCGATTTTTGCAGCGGCAACGGTAGAGGATCGTGTCGATGGTGACTGACGCAGCGCCGACCTCGGAGTTTCGGAGCAGGATCCCGCGGTACATCACCGGGCCGCCATCCGGGCCGCTATTGGTCCAGTCGGCGGCGGTGTTGATCAGCGAGGGATCGGTGATGACGCTCTGTTTGTTTGTCAAGATGACGAATGAGTCCCGATCACTGCGCGTCAGCGATTGCGCATCCCCTATCGGAGGATCGTATCCGATGATCTGCTTCTGTACGGCGTCGTACAGTTCCGAGTCATACATCCGGCCGTAGGAATCCGACGTGCAGGCCCGCAGCGTGGGTTCGGGTCGGCCGTTGGGCGCGCGTACGAGCAGGTTGGCCGCGGTTCCGACTGGCGAGTCTTGCAGGCCGAAATTGAGCGCGTCGGCGGCGATGGTGGGCGGGAGTTCGCGGAGGTATGAGGCGGGCGCGCCCAAGCTGCGGCAAAGCTGGCCAAAGCTCCAATGGGTGAAATTGGCTTCGCCCTTGGGCGATGCGAGTCTGAGCGTCGTCGCGGGGACGCTACCGTACGCCTGATTCTCCCGTCCGGCGACGATCCGCAGATCCTTGAGATTGTAGTTGCGCTCGGCTGACGCTTGGCGTTCGGTCAACGCGTGTGTGACCAGTGCCGAGACGCTCTCGAAGCGTTCGTCGGCCGGCCGTGAGGCGTACTCGCGTGCGGCAGTGGTGATGGTAGACATACGGACTACTGCTCCTTCGGTGATGGCGCGGGATTGCGCCGGGTACTCGTCGTCGTTTTACCGGTCGTCGTCGATCGCGTCGTCGCGGACGGCCGTCGCGCGGGCCTGCTCACAGGCCGCACAGGCGTAACCGTGGCCCTGATACTGACTCGCGGCAATCGGGCGCGGCTGCTGATAGTGGCCGCAGTCGGTGATCGTCAGCGTGCGTCCGCAGTCCTCGCACGTCCGGCTCTCGGCGCGGATGTGGCAGTCGGGACAGTCGGTATCGTGCGTCAGCCCCATCAATTCGTCGCGCAGTCGGTCATCCTTCGTCATACGTGCCGTTCCTTGTGATGGGCGTGATTGCCCTACTTGCGCGCGTCTGCGGCGGTCGCGTGTCCGGTGTCGATCTTGGCGCCATACGCCTGTACCTGCTCGGCGGTCAGACGGATGGGATTTGAAAGTGAACGTCGCGGTTTCCCAGCGGATTGCCGAGCTTGCACTGGCCTTGAACGCGCCGGTCGTGGCGGCAGGCGCCGACGGGCGCGGGTCGTACAGGATCGGGGTGTCTTTCGTCCACGTCTGCGGCGGGCCAGCGAACACGCGGCCGTTAAAGGCCACGTACCCGATGGGGTTGCCATTCTCCTCGATGACGGCCGGCGCGACGTTGTGCATCGTGGCCGCGCGTGGCCCCTGTTCTTCCTGCACACGCTCACGCACGTACGAGAACTTCTCGGAAGCGTCCTGCAGCGACGCGACGGGGTACCGCGTCCCGCCGACGACGATCGCGTACGTCGGCACGGTCGAGAGGGCGGTCGGGGCGTCCACGGGCGCGGCAGACTGGCCTTCCGCTGCCTGCCTCTCCTGCTCCTTCGTCATACGTGCCGTTCCCTTTCCTTGGTCGACTTGGCCGGATTGCGTCCCGGCCAAATAAACATAGGCGATCTATCCTCGCATGGCAAGCCTCATCTCAGGAGTCAGTCATACGACAAGGTCTAGGCGTGTACTATCTCCCTTGCAGCATGGCTACTTGGTGATGGCGATGTCCCATTTCTGGACCCATATAACAGGCGAGCGGCGATGTCCCATTTCTGGACTGAGGGCGAGGGCGAGGGCGAGGGCGAGGGCGAGGGCGAGGGCGAGGGCGAGGGCGAGGGCGAGGGCGAGGGCGAGGGCGAGGGCGAGGGCGAGGGCGAGGGCGAGGGCGAGGGCGAGGGCGAGGGCAACTTAGACCGGTTGGATTCTGGTAAATATGGATCTGGCCCTGGCAGGGCTGCCCGGCCCGCTGCACGCCGCGCATGTACGTACATGAATAGATAGTGCAGCGGTGAATTGTCCGCTATAGGTGACAGCGCCGGGCCTACGAGAAGAGCGTCGAGATCCCCACAATCAAATTTTCAATTTTCAATTTTCAAAATCTACGTTGCCGTCTGCCAAGACTTAGGGCATTTGCATAAGCCTCACGTTCATTTCGTAAACACGCTAGGCTAGGAGATTGACTTGCGCGAAGCATTCGGCGTAGTGTCCTGCGTAGGTACGCGTAAGGTACCCGGAGGAGATGATTTGCTTTCCGGGGAGAAGGTGAAGAGAACCGTAAATGGACAAACCCGCAGTCGGCAGAATCGTGCATTACACGGCGTACGGCACACCGGGCGGAGAATTCCCGGCGGGCGTGTGCCGAGCGGCGATCGTCACTGAGGTCGACACGCTCCTCACGGGCGAGGGAGTCATTACCGTCAACGAGGACGGCGAGATCCTCTCGGCTGGGCTCTGCGTCCTGAACCCAACCGGGCAGTTCTTCAACCGCCATGTGCCGTACGACGAGAACAAGAAGCCGGGAAGCTGGCACTGGCCGGAGCGTGTCTGAATGCCGCCGACCAACATCGTGCCGAAGGTCGTCCCGATCTCCACGAAGTCGCAGAACTGCGATACGTGGACAGGCGAGCAGTGTGTATCAGCGTTCCTCGCCGACATCAAAGCGGGCAAAGCCAAGCCGGCCAAACGCATGATTTTGTACTTTGAGGAGAATCCAGACGGCTCCTTGAGGCCGCGCAGGTGGTACGCCAAGATCGGCAAGAAAGAGGAGATCAGCCTCTTGGTGCTCGCGCAGCACATGGCGGTCGAGGACTGGAAGAATCCATGAAAGGCTGGTGGACGCTGGCGCTTGCGTGGCTACTCTATGTTAAGGAGCGGCTGATCTGCCTCTGCGGTCGCCACGACTGGGTTACATGTACCCTTGGGCGAGATCGATCATGGAACTACCGAGCGTGCCGCTGGTGCGGTGTACGTGAGCGGTTGACGCACCTGCGCCCGCACGAAACGCGCGGTTGGCAATATACGAAGGGCCGATCCCTGTGAAAGGCTGGTGGCTCCGGCGTTGGCTGACCTTCCGCCTCTACATTATGATGACGCGGTTGAACTGGCGGGACGGTCACTATCGCTGGGCCATCCTCGAGTGGTTCAAGGCGTGGCAGCGATGAAAGGCTGGTGGCTGACGCTGCGCCTGCTTCGCAACCTGGTGAAGTTGTTCTCACGCCAGAACCAGCTCCTCGAAGAACTCATCGACGAGCTGCGGATTCAGGCCGGGCGTCGGCCGGTCTACACGGCCAGGGGCGAGGACGGCGTAGAAGACTTCGGGGCGGCGTTCGCAGGGGTGGACGCCGGGTTCGGCCGGTTGGAGTTTCTACGTGAGCACGCCCGGCTCTCGGGTGAGGTTGTGGACGACCTCACCGATATCGAGGCCTTGGCAGAGAAGCGTGGGTGGGTGGACCGCGAGGGGAATCTCACTATAGAAGGAGGGAGTGCGTAATGCTCCTCCCGCCGCCCGGTCGCCGCCCTGCACGCGAGACGCCGCCTCCGGCCAAGCGCGCGGCTCTGCAAGTCATCGCCAAGCCTGCTCCCGCTCCAACCGAGCGCCATGTCACCAAGCTCGAAGAGATCGCCTTCGCGGCGGTCGAGTCCGAGGTCGGCGGGCGCGCGGCGTTTGTCGAACTCCTCGCGGTCACTCAGCATGGCCAGAAAGAAGACATGCTCCTGGCGTCGCTCGCAGACCCGGCGAACGACCGGGTGGCGCTCGCGCGGCTGTGCCACCAGCTCAAGATTGACAAGGCGGGGCTCTACGAGAAGATCACCGCGGCGTCGATGGCCAGAGGAAAAGCCAGAGCCTCGCTGAAGGTGGCGGAGAAGCTCCCGCAGGTCGCGCTCGGCGTGATGGAAGACGCGATTCCCGGCAATCGGGCCTGTCGTGCATGTCAGGGCCTCGGGCTTGTGGCTGGTGACCCGACACCGGACGGCCCCCCGGCGGAGGTGACCTGCACGGTCTGTCGAGGTACAGGCCAGACATATTTCGTACCAGAAACTCCTGTGCGGGAGCTGGCCCTCAAAATGGGTAAGATGGTCGAAAAGGCATCAGGTACCCATATCTCTGTTCTACAGCAGAACGCGCAGATGTCCGGGATGGTCCAGGCCGACACCTACGACCGGCTGGTCGGGGCGCTCGATACCGCGCTCTACGGCTCCGGGCGGGATCGGCTCTCGAAGATGCAGACCTCGAATGCCGACGGCGTGGTCGAGGGCGAGGTGACCGGGGAATGATCTGGCTCAAGGCCATAGGGATCATCTGCGCGGTGTACCTCTGCGTCGTCGGCGTGGTCTGCTACCTGCGCTTTCGCAAACCCTGACGAAGCCGTGGTAGAGTAATCAGCCATGCCGAAGAAATCCGGGCTCGCAGGCTGGCTGCCTTACTGGCCGATTCTCCTCGGGCTCCTCTCACTCGGCGGCTGGGCGTACCGGACCATCGGCGCGCACGCGGTCGAGGACCAGAAGCGCGATCAGGAGATCCAAACGCTCAAGTCGATTATTCTTGGCGAATGGCCTGCCTACACCAAATCGTTCTACTGGGAGAAATAGACCATGCAACTCCTCGCCGCACTCGACACCCGGGGCGGGCACATTCTCATCCTGCTTCTGCTCACCCTCATCGGCGCGGGCATGACCAAACTCGGGTTGGTCAAAGGCGAGGACATCATGATCGGGTCTTTTACTGGGCTGCTCGTGGCCATGCGCGGGAAGGGCGGGCCAAACGGCGACGGGGATGCGACGGTGCCTGGGCCTGCGGCGGCGCCCAAGGAGGGACTGTGAAACGGTTGCTCCCGCTACGGCTCCTGATGCTCCTCGCGTCGCTCCTCTGCTTCTCCGGCTGCGCGACCTTCAAGGCCACGCACGATCCGCACACCAGCGCCGGTCAGCGCCAGATCGCGACAGACACGCTGTTCGCGATTGAAACCGGCGTTCGCGCGGCGCATGCCTTCGGGGTGGACTACCTCACGGCGGATCAAATGGCCCAGGTCGATGCGTTCGTGGCCGAGGAGCGCGGGGTCATCGCTGAGAATCCGAACGCGGCGCTACGCCTGCTCTACGAGGGCGTGGAGAGGTTTCTGGCGTACCTCCCGGCCGGGGATACGCTTGTGGACTTCTTCCTGTGGGCCGGGCCGTACCTGGAGCAGTACCTCCCGAAGACGCTCCTCTGAGACCGTCACAGGGTCGCAGATGTACTCCTCTCAACTCGTTGCGATCCGCCGTGGAATAGTCGAGCGTACCCTCGCGCAGGATCTCCCGCGCGGACTGCAGGAATTCTCCGTGGAAGAGGTCAAGGAATTCCAATTCCGCATGGCGGACCTCTGGGACCGGAAAGGCGCGCAGACCCGGCCGCTCTCCAAAGCTGAGCAGGCGTTTGTGGTCAACGAGCAGATCCTCGGCAAGATCGACTTCAAGTATTTCTCGGAGCGGTACACCACGATCAACATCGGCGGGCAGGCACTCGGGAAGCTCTACCCGCTGTGGGAGACGCAGAAACTGATCCTCGCCGAGATCGCCAGGGTCGAATGGGCGAACTACGAGCAGGGGCACCCGGACGGGATCGTTGTCAATTTGCTCAAGGACAGACAGGTAGGAGGTTCTACCCTGTCCATCGCGATCCTCGCGCATCGTCTCCTCACGCACGCGAACGTGTTTGGGCTTCTCGCCTCAGATGTCCCAGACTCCTCCGACTTCCTCTGGGACATGTTCGAGCGGATTTACGATCACCTGCCGTGGTACATGAAGCCGACCGCGAAAGAGCGGGTGAAGAACGACTTGTTTTTGTTCGGCACGGAGTCTCATCTCTTTTGGGGAGCCTCCAAATCCACCCGCGGCGCGGACAAATCCGGGAGGAACGCGCAGGACGGCCTCAAGGGTCAGCTCGCTCGCGGGAAAACCCTGAGCTGCATTCACAATTCAGAATTGGCGACCTGGACCCGGCCTGAGCAGATCGACGTGTCGCTCAAGCCAGCGGTGGCGGTTTCTCCTCTGACCTTCTGGATGCGGGAATCGACCGCCCAAGGGCGGGGCAAAACCAACTGGTGGTGGCTGGAGTGGCAGCTTGCCAAGTCCGGCAAATCCCGCGCGCACAACATTTTCATTCCATGGTACGCGGAGGCGTCGAGGCATTGGTTGCCAGCGCCGGTGGGCTGGTCCCCTTCACTCACGACGCTTGCGCACGCTCGACGAGCCGAGGAGCAAGGGCCGCGCTGGCTGCACCGGCCGGTGAAGCTCTCCCGCGAGCAGCTCTGTTGGTACGAGACAACCCGCGCTGAGGCAGAAGCGAAAGAGCAACTGGAAGAATTTCTCCAAGAGCACCCGGCGGATGATGACGAGGCGTTTCAATATGCGACCAAGTCGGTGGTGCCAGTGCTCCTGCGCGAGCGGATCAAGGCGCAGGCCCGGCCGCTCAAGGGGATGATCGACGTCAAACCATACAGGGAGATCGCCCATGTCTGACATGCCTCGGTACAAGTGCCATAAGGAAGTCCGTGCAGTGAAGATCAAGGCCATTACGGCACGCCTTGAACAGCCTTCGATTGCCGAAATCGAACGGGCGCTTGATCAGGATGAGGTCGTGGAGATTTTGCCCGACGGCTCCGTCATCGGCCTGCACGGCGCGCACATTGTGCCCGTCGAAGAAGGTATAGAGCCGATTCGCGTGGATGTACCATATCTGAAGAAGCACAAGCCACAAATCGGTGGTTACTTCGTACTCTACGACGACGGCTATATGTCCTTCAGCCCTGCAAAGGCGTTCGAGGCCGGTTACACACGTATTGACGAATGATCGAAGTCAAACCGTATGGGGAGATCGCGCATGTCTGATCCATTGGTGGTCTCGTACGGCGGCGGGGTAGACTCGTTGGCGATGTGCATAGGGATGAAGATTCACGGCTACCGTCCCGATGCTATCGTGTTCGCCGATACTCGCGGAGAGAAACCAGAGACGTACTTCTACCTTCGCCAGATTCTTCCTGTGTGGTTGGCCGCAAATGATTTCCCGCCACTGACGACAGTCTGCCGAGCGGATTTCGGGCGGACCAAGACCGGTGATCGATCATTGGAAGAAGAGTGTCTGCGCCTCGGCTATATGCCTTCGCGAGCGTACGGATACTCGACCTGCGCGGACAAATGGAAGATTGACCCCTTCAAATGGTGGGCTGCTCAATGGGCGCCAGCGCAACTTGCGTGGGCGGCAGGTACGCTTGTACAACGCGCAATCGGGTTTGAGTTCGGTGAAGAAGAACGAATGACCGAAGCCGGAGACAAAGGCTTCACCAAGGTGTATCCACTGATCGACTGGAAGTGGGATCGTGATGAATGCGTTCGGCGTATTCACGCGGAATCACTACCGATCCCGCCGAAGTCGGCCTGTTTCTACTGCCCGTCGAGTACAAAGCCCGAGATACTCGAACTGCATCTACGACATCCTGAGCTGTCCGCACGGGCTACGATAATGGAGGCACAGGCGCTCGCCAACGGGAAGTCACGTATCCTCGGACTCGGCCGTCGGTTTGCGTGGGGTACTTTGATTGCATCAGTGCACCCGGAGGATTTCCCGGAGGCAGTCGTTGAAGATTGTACGGTGTGCAAACATGGCTCCTGACGTCGCGGAGGTTCCTGACAAAGTCGCTCTCCAGATCCCGCCCGGCTACGGCCTCAAAGTCCTCCCCGTCGCAGACCGCGCCGAGCGCCTCCTCTGGGACGACGACGCCGGGCTGTTCGACATCCTGCTTATCTGGGAGCCTCCGCGCCGCGGGCATCTCTATGTCCTCTCGGTCGACGTGTCCGGAGGCATGGGCGCGGACCGCTCGGTCATCGAAGTCACCCGCGCAGGCAACCTCTACGAAGGCGAAGAACAAGTCGCGCAATTTGTCTCGTCGATCGTGGACCCGATCGATCTCGCCTATCTCATTGCGCCGATCGGCTATCTCTACAAAGGGTCCAACGGCCTCCCGGCGGTCGTCGCAATCGAGTGCAACTTCGGCCTCGGGCTCGGCACCCAGTCCGAACTCCTCCGGCACGTCGGCTACGAGAACCTCTTCATCTGGCAGGTCGAAGACTCGGTCGATCAGGACAAACGCTTCCGCAACTCCTTCGGGTGGTACACCAACGGCCGCACCCGGCCGATGATCCTCCAGCGGTATTTCCACGCGATCAAAACGGTAGACAAGCACTCCGGGGAGCCGGACTACAAAATCAACTCGCCGCACACGATCACGGAGCTGGCGGATTTTCAGACCGCCGGAGCGATCTGGGACGGCGAAGCTGCGCCCGGCGCCCACGACGACACGATCATGGCCGGAGCGATTGGTCTCTGGGTCGCGCACACGCTGCACCAGGAATCCCGGGAGCCGCTCTCAGAAACCCGGCACCGGCTCGCGGAGGAGAAATCCCGCGCCTTGACCAAGGCGGATCGGCTCGGCCGGGGGGTGA